CCTCGAATCTTCGCAGATGACCCAATCACCGGCCCGTGCTTCGTTTTTGCAGATGTACGTCGCCATCGCTCTTCTCCTTTTTTGTGAAACAAAAAATCGCCCGCTATCCGTTCCGCTGACGTTCCAACTGCCGCCCCAGGTCGACCACCTGCAGCCGCAGCCCCTCGACGATCGATTCCAGGTCTTTGATCCGCTCGCTTTTCAGCAGTTCCGCATGGGCTTCGACGATCCGACGCCTCAGGGCGATGCCGCCCGTCTCGAAGATCATTCCCCGCATCACGCTGGCCCAGGGCTTCCCGGCGTCGCACCCGATCGTTCGGTGTCGCTCCCCGCCCCGCGGATCGCCCAGCAGTCGCATCGCGGCGTCCTTGTCGCCTTCCAGCACCTGACGCAGGAACGCCTGCGCCCGCGCCGTCGCCGTCGCGGAAATATGATCCGCCGCCGAGTCAATCAGCCGGCCAAACTCGTCGTCGATCAATTCCGCGACCGCCCGCTGCAGCGAGGCCTTCCGCTCATCTGACAAGCACGCCTCGGCCTCAGGCGGCAACGGCGGGGAATGATCGTGCAGTTCTTTGATATACTTCATCGCGTGGTCCTTTCGTGGTATTTTCGTGGCTACAAGAATCCGTCAGAACAGTTCGTTCAGCACCGGCACGTTGAACTTCGACTCGACGTGACGCTGACCGCCGTGCTGGATCAGGTAGTCCACCGATTCCAGGCTGGTCACCCACGTGCCAACCCCGTCGCCCAGCCCCGGCCGCGAATCCACCACCGCGAACCCCAGGCTGCACGACGACTCGTCGTCGATCTCTAACCCGCTCACCTCGCGCACCCGCCGCCGAATCTCCATCGTGACCCCGCGGCCCATCGGCTTGATCGTCATCGTTTGCCCTTTCGTAAAAGCCCAAAACTAGCACCCGCCCGCGGCGGGCCTCACGGGGATAACGCATCCCGGCCCGCCGCGGTTCACGAGAATTTATCCCTCACCCGTCAGCGTCTCCAATTGCTGACTCAGCCGGGCCATCAGCAGCCGGGCCGACCCGTCGTCGTCGGCCGACCCGTCGTCCAGGTCCACCAGCACCTGACGCAAGACTGCCGGCGTCAGCCGGCTGGCCAGCGTGCGGATCACCGCCTCGCCGCCCACAGGTGTCGCCAGCAACCGCGGCACCGTACTCAAACCCTCGGCCAGGCACGCCTCGCATAACCACGCCGTGTTGCTGTCATCCCCAGGCGGGTCGCCGATCTCCAGAATGGCCGGCATCGAGCGGCCACGGCACTCGATGCATCTCGGCAACTCCGTCCACGATCGGTTTCCAATCACCGCGTCCACGTCATCCGGGTCCGGCTGATCACCCAGGGCGATCAGCCGCTGCAGAATCGCATCCGTGTCGCTACCGGAGAATATTACCTGGCCGCGGGGGTATTGCTCAGCCCATCGCTTCGCCGCGGTCGCCGCTTGGTCTCGCCTCGTCATCCATTGCATTGGTCTCGCCCTTTCTAAAAAACACCAATGTTCCTCGCGCGCAAAAAAAGGTTTCCCGAAAAGGGGTCTTTAAGGATGCGCCTCAGGAATCTCTTGCCTTACCATCTGCGATCTGCAATCATCGCACTGCCGGCATGTTGTCGGTGTGCGACTAACTTGTCAACCGGAGTCACTGCGAATGGCGGAAAGCAGCAGCGGGGAGGATGGTGGGGGGTATGAACGCTCCGGTCGATCGGGTCGGCCGCACAGCCCGATCGGCGAAAGTGGGCTGACAGCGATCAAAGAGAACCGGATGCTGAACCGGGCGATCCGCAACGGCTGGCTGAAGGGGCAACGCTGGCCGACCGAGGCGACGCCGTCCGACCTGCGGGAGAAACAGGCCCGCGGCGAACTGACCCTGAAGGAGCAGGCCGCGACCGCGTGCTTCCTGGGGCTGACCGTGGATGTGGAATCTATCAAGGATGACCGCATGAAGATGATCGCCCAACGCCTGAGGCAGGCCGCGGTGCGAAACGTCGTTGCGATGGAGTCACAGAACCAAGCCGACGACCTGGCTGAGATGCGGGCGGTCCTGGCGAGCGAGGGGATCGGCGATCAGACGTCGCCCGAAATGCTGGCCGCGGTCCTGACCGAGATGGGGGTGCTGCTGGCCGGCGACCTGGGCGAGGACCGGGCGAAGCGGCTGATCGTGCAGTTGCAGGAACGGATCACGATTGATACAACTGCGACCGGCACGACCATTACGCCGGACGACGAAGCCCGCATGATGGATTCAACGATCCCGGCCGAACCCGACGACGAGGAGACCGACGATGATGCGTGACGCGGTGCTGGTGCTGCTGGGGGCGCTGTGGCCGGTGTGGCTCGCCGTGCTGCTGGTGTTCCTGGGGCTGATTCGCGACGCGGTCAGCCGGGGACCGGGGCGGCTTCGCACGCCGAGGAATGTTTCGCCGTGGGGGTGCCCGCCGTCCGCCAGCGAGTTGGAGTGCGGGGTCAGCGGCACCCCGTGCGGCGATGGCCCGGTCATCTACCGCATGATCCTGGACGATGGTTCGGGCGAGGAAGACTGCCCGCGGTGCCGCGAGCGGTCCAGGGAATACCTGGAGACGCTGTCCGTGGTGCGGGCGAAGCGGGCACTGCCGCGCGACCTGGGCCTGGCCTATTGTCAAGACTGCGGCGAGCCGTACCAGGTGATCGCCGGACCGTGAATCCTATTCTGCTCATCCCGCCGCTGGTTATGTGCTGCTTGGTCATTCTGATCGCCGCCGCGGGGGAACTCTTTTCTCGAAAGTCAACCAATGCGAATTCTCGCGATCAGCATGAACGACCCGACACCGGCATTCGCCGCGGCCCTGGCCGCACTGCGGTACGGTAAGCACATCGTCGAGTACTCCCGATCCCGTCAGTTCGGGGCGTCGTTGCAGGGGTACAACGCCGCCTTCGTTTCCCTGGGCGACCCGGATCACCCATCAGCCCGCCGCGTAAAGCTGGCCATGGTCAAAGCCGCCATCGGATTGCCGACCTGCCTATTCCTCGACCGACCGCTGGTCGGCGGGGCCGCTCAGTTTTGGGCGTCCGGCCTGTTCTCCGAAAGCCGGACCGATACGGCCGGGGCCGTGCAGCACCGCGGCGAGATGACGCAGGCCATGCGAAGCGACTGGCGTACAACCATCGAAACGAAGCTGGCCGACTGGGAGATGGGGCTGGACGCTTCCGCGTCCGTGGTGCCGGCCTTCGACTTCCTCGGCGTCTCGAACGGCTGGGAGCCGACCGCGTTCCACATCACGCCGATCCCGCCGATCCAAAAGACGATCCCGCACCTGGACGCCTTCGACGACGACCTGCCCGTCGATCAGATCGCCGCGGCGTCCGTGGTCACCCGCCGCCGCGCGGTCGGCGAGTCGCGGCCGAAGTGGTCGCCGCTGCCGGTCCTGTGCGCCCGCATGCGAACGGTGTACCTGGACGACGAACCGATCGCCCCGTTCGAATACCCGCTCGACCGGGGTGATCAGAACGAACGCGATGCGGTGCATGTCAGTCAGCGTGCGGCGTACGTCGACAAGCGAACTCAGGTCGACGCCGCAGCGAAGCTGACCAAGGCGTTGAACACCGCGATCAGACGGAGCGGACGCTGATTCCCATTGACGGGCGTGCGGCCGGTTGTTACCTTCCCCTCGTACGTCGTCGGTTTCGCCCGCCGGCGGCATCAAACAGCCTTGCCCGCCGCTTTGGTGCCGCCGGTGCGACGTTTCTGGAACATCGCTGATGTTACCCCTGACGCCCGCATGGACGGACCTGCGATATCACCCCGAACAGGCCAGGCTCTGGCGAACCACGGTCCGCTTCGCCGCCGTTGACTGCGGTCGCGGGTCCGGAAAAAGCGAGATCGCCCGCCGCCGCGTCGTGCGGATGCTCAACATCAAGCGGCCCTGGTCCGACCCGGAATACTTCTACGCACTCCCGACTCAGGACCAGGCCCGCCTCAAGCACTGGGACAAGATCAAAGCCCTGATCCCCCGCCGCTGGATCAGGCACAAAGACGAAGTTCGCATGGTGATTACCACCATCTACGGCTCGAAGCTGTCCCTGATCGGCCTCGACAAACCGCACCGGGCCGAAGGTGCCCAGTACGACGGCGGCGTCATCGACGAGTCGAGCGACGTGCGGCCCAAGGTATTTGACCTGACGTTCCGCCCGGCCCTGACCCACCGCAACGGCTGGTGCTGGCGGATCGGCGTCCCCAAACGCTACGGGGTCGGTGCCCGCGAGTTCCGCAGCGCTTGTGACGAGTGGGGAAACATGGGCCGCGAGTATGCTCACTTTCACTGGTCGTCGGCCGACATTCTGACGCCTGAGCAGATCGAATCTGAGCGGGCGGCATTGGATGAACGCGACTTCTCTGAGCAGTACCTGGCGAACTGGGAGATGGCGTCCGGTCAGATTTACTACTCGTTCGACAAGGGGACCACGATCAAGCCGTGGATTTACCGGCCAGACCTGCCGATCTTCGTGGGCTCCGATTTCAACGTGAACCCGATGGGCTGGGTGCTGTTACAGGCTCACGGCCAGACGCTTCACGCCTTCGACGAGATCTGGCTGAAGAATACCAACACGCAGAAGACCCTCGACGAATTGCACCGGCGGTACGCGGGGCATAAGGGGGGCTGGCGGTTCTTCGGCGATGCGTCAGGGCGGGGCCGGCGTTCGTCGGCGTCCAGCACGGATTACATGCAGATCGCGAACGACAAACGGTTCATCAATGCGACCGTGCATTACCCGGAAGCGAACCCGCCGATCGTCGATCGGTATGCGGCCGTGAACTGGGCGCTGAAGGCCGCGAACGGTCAGCAGACGCTCTTTGTGGACGGACGGTGCTTGCATTTGCTCGAGGATTTGGAATACCTTTCCTACCGAGAAGGCACACGCGAGGCGGATACTCGCGACCCGGACGCCGGCCACATCAGCGACGGGCTGGGGTACGTCATCCACAAGCTGAAGCCGATGCGCGTCGAACGGGAGCAGCGGTCTTCAAGAGTCGCGGCGATGTGAGGGAAAGAGAGAAACTGATGGCGACCCCTGATCAGCGAGCATCCGATGCGGCGGCATGGCTGAAATCACCGGCAGGCCAGCGCGCTCAAAAGGAGCGGTCCCGGCAGGTCGCGGAACTGAAGGCCCTGATCGCCGAGGCCATGCAGATGGGCAATCGCGGCGAAGCCCGCGACCTGCAACAGCAGATGTCGAAGCTGATGCAAAAGAACCTGCGGGAGTTTGGGGCGTCGGTCACGGACACCCCGAAGGCGTGCGACACCCGCACCATCCCGGCCGGCGCGATCAGGCCCCAGGCCCGGCCATCGTACAACTCCCGCGACACCAACAGCGCCTTCACCGCGGCCGTTCAGATGTCGGCGTTCCACAAAAGGCCGATCTATATCCTCGTGACCAACCGCGGCTGGGTTATGAAGTGGGAGAAGCCCAGCATCGCGTACCGTCAGCCGGCGTTCAAACTCACGGCGACGCTGGACGGAGATCATTACACGATCGTCAAAGACGACCTGACGCCAGGCGGCTCAGGCCCGGCGAGCGGTCAGGGGGCGTCGGTCGCCGCGGCAAACGGCGGCGGGCATGTTTCCATTCGCACCGAGATTGCTGGTCATCCTGTAAAACGCACGGCGAAACAGGATGCGGTGATCAAGCAGATTCTTAACAAGCATGGGGCGTTTTACAAAAGCACGTCTGATAAAGATGTTCTTTTTTTTGCACGGAACCCGGATGCGTTGTATCGAGATTTGAAACGAGTGGATCGTGACGTAGAGCGTTATGACGACGACGACCTGGATGCCTCAGTCGCCGCCGGCACCGCCGGCACCGCCGCACCGACGATCGCCGCCGACGCCGTCAACCAATCCAAGTTGACCATCCAACAGGCCATGCCGCAGTTGGAGAAGCTGGGATATCAACTGAAGCGAGGCGTGTCGTCCCCTACCGGCCCGACCAAGTATGTCTTTCTCAAGGACGGTCAGGAAGTAACGCTCGACAGCAACCAGATCAAAACCATGCTGCAAGGAAAAGGAGCATCGCAAATGGATGGCGTCGCCGGATTGGAAGTTCCCACGCAGTTGTCCCGTCGCGCAAAATACATGCGGGCGATGCTGGCCGGCAAGCTCGGCACGCCGGGTGATCAGCCGTCCGCGGTCGCGGCGGCGGCGAATCCGGGGAACTCAGGCAGCACCCGCAAGCACATGGATCATGCGGAATACCAACGCCGGTTAAAAAGTAAGACGCCGGACGAACTGCGGTACATCATCAAAGATGCAACAGAAGCGGCGCGGGCAAACCCGCAAGGCGAGAACGCCGGCTATTATCAGGACGAGGCGTTGTACGCTCAAATGGAACTGAAAAAGCGGGGCGTCGGTGCCGCCCACATGCCGAACAACGGCTCCGTGCCGGATCGCATCTGGACCAACCGCCCGCACACCGGGACCGCACCGCAGAAGGCGAAGGCGGCGGCGATCACCAGCAAAAACCAGGAACACGGGTTTTACAACGAGGCCCGTATAAATGGGATGGCTGACAAACTGTTGGCGTCCACCTTTAACCGGGTCGCGTCGACCCTGGTGTCACAGTTCAAACTGACACCGCAGCAGGCCCGCGACTTCCTGGATTCGCGAGACGGCCGGCACCTGGCCGACGCGATGATTACCGATGGCAACCTCGGCCCCATGCCGGCTTGGCTCGGCAGTCAGGTCAAGAGGTTTCTCAAGCAGTACGGCCCGTCGCTGTCTGCGTCGCAGGCGAAGGCGGCGGCGGCGGCGGCAACCGGCTCCGAGAACCCGCAGATGATTTCGTTCCTAAAGGCCCAGGGCTTCAAGCCCAACGGTCCCTATTGGGAATGGGAGTACCGACCTCAACCGAGATACGTCGCGACACGAATCAGCGTGATGCTTAAAAATGATTCGAGCGACGATCGCTGGTGGATCGTGTTTCCTGGTGCGACGATGACCTGGTCTGGCCACGGCCTGGATGAGTTGACAAAGAAGGTGCTGTTTCTGAAGAAGCAGTTGGTCGATGAGGACAAGCGGAGGCATCCGCAGTTGCATCCGGGCGGGGCGTCCGTCGCGGCGTCATTCAAGGTCGGCGACAAGGTGTCTTACCCTTCGCCAAATCCCGGAGACCCGCCGATGCGCGGTGTGATCAAGCGAATCGCTGACGGCCGGGCAACGCTGGTCGATTCATTGAACCCCGGAGATCACAAGACCGTCCCAGTTTCGATGCTGAAGCCGTACCAGCCTGGCGGCAAGGAACTGCCGTTCGCGGCGGCTGGCACCAGCGTCATGGTTTCCCGCGCGCAGCATGACGCGATGATCGACGGCGACTCGGCCTGGATGAAGGCCGCCTGGCCGAAACTGAAAAGGACCTGGGGCATCGGCGGGGCGATCGTGACCGGCACCCCGCAGCAGCTTGCCGAACTGAAGGCGAAGATGCAGGCGAACCCGGTCGCGGCGAAGCCGCAGAAACCGTTCAAATTCTCAATGGATGATAAGCAGGGGCTGTTGTCCATCGTGCAGAAATACCCGAACGGGATTTCGAACTTCCAGTTAGCCACGCTGGCAACAGGCAAAGAAGCGACAACCGGCGTTGTCAACAGCATTATGAATAAGATGCTGGAACACGTGCGGTCCGGTGCGGTACGGAAGGTCGGTGGGATGCACGGCGGGATCATTTACAAGCCCAACGGCGGTCCGAACCCGGCCGCGTCAATCGCGGCGTCCGCTCTCGACAAAGACACGATGGACGCGGTCCGTGAGTTGCAGACCGTTTGGCGAACGATCAACAAGGCGATCGCCAGCCTGCAAAACCTGAGCATCAGCACGGGCGAGGCGTCGGACGCCGTTCACAAGACAATGGCTCAAATCGAGCGCATGGCCAAGGACGTCGACTTCGCTCAGAAGCAAGTCATGCGAAGCGGCGGTAAGGGGGCGTCTGCGATCGCTGCCGGCATTAACCCTGGAACCCCAGAATGGACCAACGCCGTTCGATCTACGAGAGGGAAACTGCAAGATGCGGCTGTCGCTGTATCTCAGCTTGTATCCCAAGTCGACGACCAGGCGGTTAAACAGCAAGTCATAAAAGCGGATGGTCTGCTTGGATCGGTTCGTCAAATTCTGTTCAACATCCAATGAAAAAATCACCGCTCATCGTCGACGCCGAACGACGCCTGATCGCTCAGGCCGGCATGCCGTTCCCCATCGTAGAGCAGCCCCCGTTCAACGTGGGCCGCATCTACGAGAACGGTACGCCGTTCTCAAAGCGGGTGCCGCTCTCGCTCCTGATCGCCACGCAGCGTGACCTGGACGCCGGCAACGTGCAGGCCATGATGGCGGATAGCGACAGCCTGGCCCCCATCCAAACCGTATGCCATCATGGCCGGCATTTCATCAATGACGGGCACCACCGGGCGGTCGCCGCCAGGTATCGGGGAGAAACGACGATCCCCGCACAAGTGGTCGAAGTCTGAAGGAGCAGGTAAATGCCGCGGTTGGAAAAGACGCAAGACCAGGTTCTCAGCACGACCGGCATCGACGGCGTGCTGGCGAAGGTGCAGCCGATCGATTGGAATAAGCGCGTCCGCAAGATGCGACGCGACCCGACGATCTCCTACCTCAGAAAACTCCTGATGGCCCCGATCCTCACATCGGACTGGACCGTCACCAGCGACGAGGGATACAAGCAGGCCGAGCAGAGCATTCACTCGGCGTTCGTACCGCGGCGGTTCGATATCATCCGCAACGTAATCCGCGGCGAGCTAGACTTCGGCTGGCAACCGTTCGAGATGGTTTGGGATTACGATCAGGAACTCAACCAGGTTGTGCTGCGGAAGATGAAGCCGCTGCTGCAGGACATCACGGAGATACTCGTCAATCCGCACGGGGACCTGGTCGGCGTCCGCAACCGGCCGACGTACCTGTCGTCGCTGGGGTACACCGGCCCCTGGGTCGATCTGTTCGGAAGCGAGTGCCTGGTCTTCAGTCACGACGTCGAAGGCACGAACTGGTACGGCGAGGCCGCGATGCGTGCCCAGGAAGGCCCGTACGAATCCTGGAACGAATGCGAAGCCGCGGCGAAGCGGTACGACACCAAGATCGCCGGCGCTCAGTGGGTGATCCGCTACCCGGAAGGGACCAGCACCTATAACGGGCAGGAAGACGTTGATAACTTCGTGGTCGCTCAGGACATCATGCGGAAGCTGGAGTCGTCCGGCAAAATCGCAATCCCGCAGCGGGTGCTGGATCAGGTGGAAGACCTGAACCAGGGCGTGACGGACGCGACGCGGGCCTGGGATATCGAACTGATCACCGCCAGCAGTTCGTCAGAGAGTCAGTTCGTCGGCCGGCAAAAATACCTCGACGCCCTGAAGGCGCGGGCGATCGGAATTCCTGAGCGGGCGGTGTTCGAAGGCCAGTTCGGCACCAAGGCCGAGGCCGAGGCCCACGCGGACTTCGCGATCGACAACATTCAGATGTGGCAGACGGACATCATCAATCATCTGAACAATACCGCCGTCAAATTCCTGCTGGAGATGAATTTCGGCAAGGCTTACGAAGACCACGTGCGGCTCACCGCCTCGCCTCTCAGTGACGAGCGGAGGGCGTTCCTGCGGACGCTGTATATGGCCTACTTCCAATCGCAGACCGGTTCCGCCGAGGAAGGCGAATCCGTCGATTGGGATGCCATCCGCGAAGAGCAAACGATCCCCACGCGGAAGGATCAGCATTCGATGGAGAAGGCGGAAAGCAAGGGCAAGGTGGATCAGCCGGGTGCCGAGGGGAATCCGGACGAGCCAGCCGCCGCGGCCTTGGGCGAGTACATGGAGGTTGGTCAGCGGGTCTGGATGAACAACCTGAAGCGTATCCGCAGTATCCTGGACGAAGTTCAGCACGGGACGATGAGCCGGCCGCTGGCTGAGCAGACGCTGCACATGATCGGATTGCCGCCGAACCGGGTGTCCGCGATGCTGGACGCGATCGAGCCGGACGCTTAGAGCGTCGTAAAGCACTCTTCCGGGACCAGGATGTTGATCAGTTCGACGCGGTCGCCGAACGCCGTGGCGTTCTCTTCGATAATCTTCAGGATCACCGGCTCGCGGGTGACCGGGTTGGTCCGCACGACCGCGGCGGGAACCTGACGGAATGACCGCGTCCCCCGGCCGTCTTCGCGTTCGATCACGATGACGTTTGTCGGCTGATCATCAACCACTCGCATCGTCCCGCCGCTTGGCTCGCTGACCGCCTCAGGCTCGCGGACAGGCTCCGGTGTCGGTTCCTGGTGATGACGCCGCCAGTTCCAGATCGCCGCGGTGTATACGCACGTCAGGGCCACGGCGAGGGGCAGCAGGCCGTACATCCCCGGCCGGGTGAAGATCAGGTAAAGCCACAGGGACTGATTGGCCAGCCCGATCAACCAGCCCTGCCACATGCGGCGGGCGAGGCACGCCATCGAGAGGAACGTCGTCAGGGAAAGAATCCAGTCCATCAGCTTCGCTTTCGTGTCGGCGGGGAAACCATGTTGACCAGGTTCATAATCCTGGTCTCGCGGGCGATCGCGGAGATCTCCTCAGGCGTCGGGTCCGTGGTCTGACGGCAGCAGTTGTGACAGAGGCCGGATTCGGAGTCATCAGAACACGGGCGGTTGCAATCGATATTCGCACAGCGGCGCTGGGGCTGCTTGGTGATCTGCAACAGGCGGTGCATGCGGCGGTCGGATTTGTGTCGCGGCATGGCGAGCTAGAATAGCAGCCCGCCCCGGAAAGCACAAACACCGCGACAGGCTCAGCAAACCCTGCCGCGGCGTAACAAAACGGACTGGCCGAAAACAATCCGGCCGATCCTCGCCTGAAAATCACTTGAGACCGAAGGTTCCCTTGTCGGCCTTTGCGAACCGGGCCTCGGCCCCCTTATTCGCGATCTCGCGTCCCAGGGCGGCGTACAGCGTCGCAGCCGGCGTCTTGCCGCCCGGCGACTTCCAGAGGCCGCGGGATTCCATCTCGCTGACCATCTCCTGGCAGTTCAGCGGGCGACCGACCGCCTTCAGCACCTGGGCCGCGGCGTCAAGCTGACTCAGCTTCTTAGTCGCGGCGGGGTCAGCCGCCGGTTTTGCGGCCTTCGGTGCGGCCGGATCTTTGACCGCGGCGACCTTACCGGACTTCGGGGTCTTCGCGGCCTTCGGCGGCTTGGTGGCTTTCGCCGCGGCCTTCGCCGGCTTCTCAGCCTTCACCTTCGCGGGCTTCGCGGCCTTGGTCTTCGGGGTCTTCTTGGTAGCAGATTTTTTCGCCATCGTCAGGTCTCCTTCAGTTGAGGTTGGTGGTTCGTCGTCCGGCAGGGCCATCACCGGCGTGCGTGCGGCCCAGGACGTTCGCTTGTTCTTCTGAGCGATAAAGGTTCGCTTTTCTCCGTCGTCGCCTTCGATCTCGACCACCGTCGCCGGCTTGTCGAGGTCGATGACTGCTCGGCTGTCCGAAACTGTGACGAGTCTGCCGGTGATCTGCAAGTCTGGCTGCAAAAATCTTGTGCCCGGTTTTAGCTGAGCGAGCGGCTGTAGCAGCGGCATGGGTTCTCCTCGTTAGGGTCAGGGGGTCAGTGGCTCAGTTCGTACGCGGCCTGCTTGCGGGCCAACTCGGCGAAGTTCATGTTCCGCAGGCAGTTCTCCAGGTCATTGATGGCCCAGTTCAGGAAGTCCCGCGGATTGCCGATCCCGCCCGTCGCGGGGTCGTATGCGGCGATGTCGGCGATCCGCTTGTCGATCTGAGCCGCGCATCGCCTGAGCGTTTCGGCCCGGTCGTTCAACGCCTCGATCACGGCCTTGTGCGAAAACTCGGCGTCGAGGCGTTTCATGCGAGCGGTGATTTCTTCGTCGGTCATGGGTTCCCTTTCGGTTGGTGGTGATTCGTCCTCTGCAGTGATAACGCGGTGGGCCGCGGGTCGGATCACTGAATATCCTGCAATTCCATTTTTTCCAGCCGGCGTTCGGTCCACCGCAGGGCCGTGGCCAGCGGCCGGGGTTCCAGCCCCCAGTCCTGATACCCCCGCTTGATGCAGTCCAGGTACGATTCGCTGGGCAGCATCAGGGTACGGCGTGGCGTCATCACGTAGAACATCGCCTCGCGGCCGTCCGCGGTCAGGATCGTGCGCTTGACGTAATAACTGGGGAACCCCTCGTAGCGGTCCAAGGCCCGCTCGCACTCGGCGGTGATCTCGTACACCGCCCCGATCACGCGGCCCCTGGGGTCAGGGATCACGTCAGCGTGGGTCTTGAACACCAGCCGGAACCCCGGCAGGTCGGCCCGGCACAGGGGCTTGGCCCGCGGGCAGCGTATCTGCATTTGATCCAGGTTCAGGTTGCTGCCGTAGGCGAAATACAGGGCGTGGTGCTTGGCGGTCATCGTGCGGTCCTTTCGGTTGGTGGTGATTGCTGGCCTGTAGTGATAACGCAGCGGATCGCTGCGAGGTTCACGGTTTTCAAAAAACCCCGGCGGCGAACCCCGCCGCCGGGCGTCGCCGCGGCTTACCGGGCCGCGTCGTATTTCTGAGCGAGGCGGCGGAACTCCTTCTTGATCGCTTTGTCGTCAGCCGGGGCGAAGCCGGTCATCCCGTATTTGCGACCGCTCTTGACGTGCCCCTTGGTCCAGCCGAGGCGGTAGAACAACCGGTTGACTTCCGCTTCGCCGTGACCGGCCGTCCCGCGTTCCCAGGGTCCGGGCTTGCCGGGCTTGGCGTTGTAGTCCCAGCCGACCGACCGCTTGCTGTCCAGGGCCAACTCGACCAAGCCCAACACCATCAGCAGGTGACCGATCACTTTGGTCTTGTTGAGCGTGCCGGCGAAGGCGCGGAATTCAATCCGGTTTTTGCCTGAGGCGAGGTGCGTCAGGTTGAGCAGGTGATATCGGTTGCTGTCCAGGTGCCACTTCGCGTTGTTGGCGTTGCCGTACTGCTTGACCGGCCGCGAAAAACGGCCTTGCTCGCGGCTGTGCGTTCCGGTCGAGGCGTAGATCGCTTTTTCATGGTTCGCGACCAGGGTGATCAGCCGGGCCAAGGCGACCGCGTCGCCGTTCCAGGTGACCGTGATGTGCAGCCCGCAACTCGGGTTCACCCGTGCGCCGCGGGCGTTCATCTTGTCGATCGCGTCCGTGACCTGAGCGATCCCCTCGTCACCGCTTAGCTTCGGGCTGACGAACTCACAGCCTTTGCGATCCGGCGTCCCGGTCTGGATGCTGCCGTCCCGTTCCGCCCGCCAGCCGGCCGGAAGCCAGGGCACCTGCCAGCCGTTGTGATAGGGGCCGATCGGGGTGTCATCGCTGCCCGGCAGGGTGGTTTCGAATTCGATCCCGAAGGTGATGTCGGCGGCGTTCATCGTAGGCTCCTGATTTGGTTTCGCGTTTCACTGCTGACATCAGGATAACGCAGTTCACTGCGAACGGTTCACGAATCCGCTGCGAATTTTTCTTTTTCTCACGCCGACGCAGTAAGCTGCGAACGTGTTTGCAGTTACGGCGAGGGAATTTTGCTGCGTTGACGAATTAGTCGCGGGCCGTTAGGATCACCGCCTCACCTGAAAGGGGGCGAACGTGACGGAACCGGAGAAGATTGAGGGTAAGAATTGGGTCGTATGGATCGGCGAGGTGCGGCGGTGCCTGAGCATGATCCCTGACCGCAGCGTCCACACCATCGTGACCAGCCCGCCGTACTGGAACCTGCGGGACTATGGCGTCGAGGGTCAGATCGGCCTCGAAGCGACGCCGGCCGAATTCGTCGCCGTGATGGTCGACGTCTTCCGGGAGTGCCGCCGCGTGCTGCGTGACGACGGGACGTGCTGGATCAATATCGGGGACAGCTACAACGGGCCTGGCGGGTGCGACGATCTCAAACCCAAAGACCTCTGCGGCATCCCCTGGCGGCTGGCCTTCGCGATCCAGGATGACGGCTGGTGGTTGCGTCAGGACATCATCTGGCACAAGGGAAACCCGATGCCCGAATCCGTGAACGACCGCTGCTCCAAGGCCCACGAATATATTTTTCTGCTCGCCAAAAGCGCTCGGTACTTTTACGACGCCGAGGCGGTACGCGAGCCGGGCACCCGCACCGAATGGAGTACGCAGAAGTTCAAAGGCGGCGACCTGACCAAGCATCACAAGTCATCGATCGGACCCGAACCGGGCGATCCGAACGCCGGACGCAATCTGCGGTCGGTCTGGAAGATGAACTCCGAGGGGACCAGCGTGGCTCACTTCGCGGCGTTCCCCTCTCAGTTGCCGGCCCGCTGCATCAAGGCCGGCACCAGCGAGAAGGGTTGCTGCGAGCGGTGCGGCGCGCCGTGGGTCAGGATCATCGACTCCGAACGGGTCGCCACGCGGCCGGGGAACAGATCGAAGGTGCATGCCGTCAGCACGCCGGGCAAGGCCGCTGACCTGAGGCACAACGGGGACAACGGCCTGATCATCGGCAACCGTGACCCGCAGCGGCACGTCAGCATCACGCGGACGGTCGGCTGGGAGCCGTCTTGCGATTGCGACGCCGGCGACCCGGTCCCCTGCACCGTGCTGGACTGCTTTTCCGGGACTGGCACCACCGGGATGGTGGCCACGGAACTCGGGCGGAAATACATCGGGTGCGAACTGAACCCGGAATACGCCCTGGGATCGTCCGTCCGCATCGAGTCATGGAAACACCGCGACGTCGCGGTCAAACCCGTCAAAGCGATACCAGGTCAGAAAGCTCTTTTCACATGAACGACGACACGCTCAAAGTACGACGCCGGGCGATGGACTATATGCACAAGATGGCCAAGCACCTGGTGAACAACGACCCCGACGTGGTCTGCAGCATTACCGCGGCCAACATCCTGGTTGGCCTGTCTACGCTATATCCCGGTCTATGGACTGAGTTCGGTCGGATCACGCAGCCGCAGTTCCGGCAATTCCACGGCCTCTGCTGTGAGTGCGGAAACGTAGAAATGCCGACCGAGGAATGCCACGGGCCGATCTGTGAGAAGTGCGAGATCGAGATGATCAACGCCGCCGAAGAGGCCGAGCGGGAGATGAACGAAGACGCGGATGGCGAAGACTAGCCATTGCGAAAAGTCATGTCGCCGATTGACATACGGACACGCCTGCTCGCATAATCGCCGCGAAGTCTGCGATTTATGTTTCACCCCAGGAGCGTCCAATCATGGCGATCGATCTGAAAAAACTGGAAGACGTCTTGTTCGCCGACCCATTTTGGGTCGGCGTGCTGGAGCAGGCGAACGACCTGATGGACGGGGATATCGATGACCCGAAGACCGCGACCATGCTGCGGACGCTGAAGCAGCGGCTGATCGACGCGGCCATGTCGGAACTGAAAAAGGCCAGCCTGTTCGTGTGGTTCCTGTGGGGCGACAAGCTGTCGCAGCAAATCGACAAGGTGTTTGAGAAGGAGATTCAACGCCTGATCGACGCGGCCAAGCTGCCCGCGCCGCCCGTTCTCTGATTCTGATCTCCGTACGTCCCGTTTAACTCAACATCAAGGAGATGCCATGACGAACTCGTCAGAAGGATCGTCCGTTCGCCCGCCGAGCGGAGCAATCTGGTGGCTGCTGATCAGCGCAATCTTCGGCGGCGGCACGGTGCTGTCCAGCCAGACGGTGCTGCCCTGGGCCGCGAATAAAACCATTAAACCCCCGGTGGTCGCCGTGATCACCGGGCCGACGCACGTTGGCCCGGCGAAGATCGTCAAGCTGCACGGGGACGGCTCGACCGGAAGCCCGACCGTCTACAACTGGTTCACCGAAGACGGGCCGACGCCCGAACTGGCCGATGACGGAAAGAACGTGCTGGTGTCGCTCGACCGCAACCAGACGGCCACGTACACGCTGTTTGTCAGCGATGGGACCACCGGATCGGTGGTCAAACACCGGATCACCAGCAACCCGGTGTCCGAACTGACGAAGCCCGAACCGGCTAAGCCTACGGACCCGAAGCCGGCAGACCCCAGGCCCGCTGATCCCAGGCCCGCTGATCCCAAGCCGGCCGACCCGAAGCCCACGGACCCGGTCAAGCCCGCCGATCCGCTCGCCGGCGGGCGATTCAAAGATAAGAGCGGACGTGTGATCGAGGTCGCGCGAGAAGTTTACACGGCGATTCAGTCTGTCCGTTCAGAGAACCGTGCGGCCGAATGCCGGCAGCTTGCCGCGTCAATGCAGGTCGTTCGCGATCAGATCGCAGACAAGGCGATCGACCGGCCGGCCAAGGTGGTTCCGGCGATCGTCGAGGAGTTGAAAAAACTGCCGCCCGCCTGGCGACCGGCGATCGCCCGGCTGCTGACAATCATGGAGCCGCTGGCAACGCAGACGAATCAGCTAGACCGCGTCGAATCGTGGGACGCCTTACTGGGTGAAATTCAGGTTGGTGCCAAGGAAGGGGAGAAGTTATGACGCTGTCCGAACCGGCAAAGCGAAAATGGATCGGCATCACCGCGGTCGCCGTTAGCACGGCGCTGACCGCCGTGGCGTTTTACCTGCTGATGGCTCCCAGCGGCCCGATGCTGGGCGTGCCTGATGATCACCTGGAAGTGGCCGAGGCGGCGTACGCCACTCTGCCTGAGCCGTTCATGGTCGCGGGAGAAGCGGCCGGCCAGGACAACTCCGCTAAGAACGTGCGGCTATGGGAGGTCGTTCGCCAGGTCGCCCTGATCGGTAAACCGCTCGGTCAAGACCTGGGCTGCGGCCCCCAGCAGACGGGTGACTGCGTTTCCTGGGGCATCTGCTGCGCGCGGAATACACGGCTGTGTATCCAGGTATTCAAAGGCGAGGCGAACGGAAACTCGGCGGTGTCTTTCCCGCCGTATGATTACGGGATCGCCCGGCGTCACGCGGACCAGATGGGTCTAAGGATGCTGCCGTGCGATCGCTATGGCGGGGCGTACCCGTCCGTCGCGGCGATCGGGACCAAGACCTGGGGCTTTCTAACGGTCAGCGACAACCCGCCGCAATACAGCGGAAGCCTGGCCCGCACGTGGGGCTGCAACGGCGTGCCCGAAAACTTCCGCACGATCGGCCGTCAACGGGCCGGCGGCGACGTCTATCCGATCCGCTCGGTCGAGGAATTACGGGACGCGATCTGCAATTCGTTCCCATGCACAATTGCTACCCGATTCTCGCCCGGTGATCGGTACACCATTGACGGACGCGGGTGCCTTCGCTGGAATGGCCCGATGCTTGGCGGGCACCAGATGTGCGTGACGGGTTACGACGGGAGCCTGGGAGTTGGCCATGAATACTTTTTTATCCAGAACAGTCATGGGCCGAATGCGTCGGCCAGCGCGCCTCCACAGCAAGGCGAGCCGCGTGGCGGGTTCTGGATTCCGCTGAGCCTAGCACGGCAATGGCTCGTTAAAGGGGAATGCTGGGCGATGAGCGACGTCGCCGGGTTCCCAGCCGAGGATAAAATTGACTGGTCGCTGTTTGATCAGTTTAAAGTTCAGGCAATGCAAAAGGAGATCAAAGATGCGGTTCCCAATGGTCCGGTTGACAATCGCCGTGCTGAACGCGGTACTGGCCGTCTGCTCGCTTTGTAGCGGCCAGGATTTCACGGAGATGCGGCAGATCTGCCAGGCCGATAAGCCGTGCTTCGAATCGATGCGATCTTTACTAAACGAGCCGGTCACGGTCACGGTCGCGGCAATCGATACGTCGCCGTTCGACTTTGGCCCGATGCGGGCGCTGGCCTCCGGGGTTTGCAATTGCACCGAAGACGGCGTCTGCACCTGCGGAGCCAGGTGTGACTGCCAGGCCAAAAAGAAGCTGCCTGACAAAACGCCCGACCCCATCGCCGAGGCGCTGAAGTCAATCTCGGAACGGCTCGATCGCATTGAAGCGTCGTCAAAGCAAAAGACGTCTGCGCACCTGACGCCTGAGCCGCCAAAAAAAATGGACGAGGTCCGAGCGAGGTATCCGGTCAACAACCGGGCGCGCTGGCACCGGTTTTCAGGAAATCATCGCGTCTCCCCGTCGCTCCAGGAGATCCGTAATCACCTGAAGCACGATCACCCGCAGCTTGACCCCGAGTGGATTGATACGCTGAATTACGAAGAATGCGAATCGGTCCATACCGACGCTCACGAAAACCGGCTGCAGCCTGAAGCACGGTTCGCCGTCAGCAAACACGCCGGCCGGCCGAAGGCAAAGCCCCCGGCGGCGTCAGAGGAGCCGAAAGCGGCGGCGATGGCCCCGAACGAGTATGCGGTCGCGATCGACGGGCGAATGGCGAAATACCGAGCGGAAGTCAGCGAGCAAAGCGTCTGGACCTGCGGTCCTCGCGGCTGCTATTGGAAAAAGACGCCCCAGGTGAAAAGCCAGTTTGTGGAATGGATCAATTGAACAGCGCCATCACATACATCATTCACGGCACGGCCGCGGCGATCATCGTCGCGGTCTGCTGCTGCGCTCAGCCGGACGTGCCGACCACCGAGCCGGCGCGCGAATTCCGCGAAGTGCCGCAACTCGGCATCACGCTCCCCTGCAAGGTGCTGTCCGTTCACGATGGAGATACTCTCAAGGTCGAATGCCGATTCACGATGGATATTAGGCTGCTCGACTGCTGGGCACCGGAGTTGAGCGGGGCTGATCGGCTCGCCGGATTCAAGAGTCGCGACAACCTCAAGGCCATCGCCGAAGGAAAAACGGGAATCGTGTCCGTTCCGCTCACGAGCGACAACATCGGCAAGGCGACATCGATGTCGCGCGTGTTAGGCCGAGTGCTGATCAATGGAGACGACGTTGGCTATTTGCAGGTGCAGGGCGGATTCGCGACGAAGACCAAAGAGGCAAAAGAAAAACCCGAATAACCGCTGGAGCGGTCGCACCGACCCCGCCGTTGCATGATGCAATCGCCCGCAAGGGCCGGCGGGGTCTTGAGGAGAGGAAACATGGACAACCCGGAAGTGACCAAGTTTTGCAACGAAGGCTTGCGTCCGTGTGCCACACTGCTTGGGGCGGCATATTACGCGACCAAACAGCTTGTCGAGAGTTACGATGCTGCTGGTATGGGCGACAAGCTCGGCAATGATCCCAGCTACTCAACCATCATTGAAGATGGCTCGGCCGCGGATGGTCGCCCGGCACTTTCCGTTGGCGGCGTCAAACTGACCATCGCCAACCTGCGGGCACTGATCACGCAGCTTGAAACGACGGACGCGGGCACCGGCCTGTCGCTCGTGCAGGGCATTCTCTCAATCTCCCCGCGTTATCAGAGCTAGTTCGCCGTGGCATACACTGAATTCTATTGTGATGCTTCTACCGGCTCGAATATCAATGCGGGCGATGGTCAAAGCGTTGTCACGTCAACCAATGGCGGTTGGAACTCTGGCACGGGCGTATTCACAGCGGCAAGCGGCACCCCATTCAGTGGTGTGTCTGTTGGGCAATTCGCGTCGGTCTATACGGACGGAGCGACCACAACCGGATTCGTTGGCCGCGTTACCGCTGTTGGCGGCGGCGGTTCGTCTCTCACGATTTCCACGACGGTCAAGATGGGCACGGCTCCAACCACGGCAGGGAGCGGCATCTCCTGCACAACTGGCGGCGTCTGGAAAGGGCCAAACGGAACGGAAGGCTGGCCACTCACAACAGATATCTCGGCACTGGTCAACACGTCAAACAATCCGCCGCGAGTCAACCTCAAGAACACGGCAACGTATTCAATCACCGCTGCGATGACGGTCGCCACGAACGGCAACCGAACATATCAGGGCTATGCAACCACAGTCGGCGACGGCGGCAAGGCGATTATTGACGGTGGAACGAGTGGGGCAAGCTACCAACTGCTGACGGTGACAGCGGTATTCACGAGCTTCATCGACCTAATTTTTCAGAACAACGGAGCGACCGGTTCGGCCAGTGGTGTCGGGGCAACCGTGAGTCGCGTGAAGTTTGTTCGCTGCGTTGTCCACGACGTTCGCGGCAACGGTTTTGATTTCACGTCCAACGCCACAGACACACAACAAATCGAGTGCGAAGCGTACTTATGCAACGCTTCCAATACCGCAGGAAAAGCCGGTTTTGGTACTGCGGGATTCCTGATGAACTGCATCTCGCATGACAACGCGGGTAGCAACACGGCGGGCTTCATTACAAACCTGATGTCGAACTTCGTCAACTGCATTGCGGACAGTAACGGCGGCAGGGGATTTTCCATAACGTCGGCAGCTAACTGCTCCATCGCAAATTGCGATTCGTACAACAACGCAGGTGATGGTTTTGCTTTGATTACAAACGATGTTGAAGCATCCATCTTCAACTCAAATGCAGTGAAAAACGGCGGATATGGTTTCAATTTCGCTGGTACGCGAAAGACGGGCTACCTCTGGAATTGTGCGGTTGGTGCCGGTACGCAAGCCAACACTAGCGGCGGGGTGAACGATGGGGCTGGAAACAATGCCCATCTCTCCAACGTCGGCCAAGTGACCTATGCCAACGACGCAACACCGTGGAATGATCCAGCCAGCGGTGATTTCCGTATTACGCTGGCCGCAGCGAAGAACGCCGGCCGTGGAGCGTTCACGCAGACGCAGGCGAGCTACACCGGCACAGTCGAGTATCCAGACATCGGGGCGGCTCAACACATTGACAGCGGTAGCGGTGGTGTCCCCGCAATGGTGCCGCTCGTGTACGAAGGCCAAGAAGGGATGCTGGCGATCTAATGGCGAACTCACTTTCCCACGCTGCTCTGCCGTACCCGATCCGCAAGGCCCGGTTTTCCATCGAGGCTGCGTTCGTGACGTCTGCCGGCGTGCTGACCGATCCGACCACGCCGGACACCGAACTCTCGACGGACGGCGGGGCGTCGTTCACCGACGCCGCCGAGGAGATCACCACGGGCGGCGGCAACGGGGTCGGATATCTGACGCTGACCGGGGCCGAAATGGACAACCCGGCCATCGCAGTTGCGCTCAAGTCGGCGAACTGCGTCACTCGCGCGCGGGTACTGATCCCGCGGGCGCTGGCCCTGATCGGCTCCGGGACGCTGTCGGCCGGCTCCGCGGGCGGCGGCACGCTGGGCACGCTGTTGGCCTACGACGTGACTGGCTGTTTTCTCCGCACGACGGGTGGAACGGGCGGCGGGGGCACTGGCGGGGCAAACAACCAAGCCCGCAAAATAGCCACATACAACACCTCGACCGGGGCGTTCACCGTCTCGCCGAATTGGGAAACGACTCCGGACAACACGACGACGTATGACGTGCTGCTGCCGGAAGGCGTCACGCTGGGTATGTTGCAGGCGATCAACCCGGCGACGCCCGGCCGCAAGCCAGTTGTCGACGCGAACGGGCTGATTGACGCGACCGCAGTGAAAGTCGGACCGAGCGGGTCGGCGACGGCTCAAACGGCCGGCGATTTGTCGTCGCAGCTTACAACGATCGCGGGATACGTGGACACCGAAGTCGCCGCGATCCTGGCGGCGGTTGATACCGAGGTCGCGGCGATCAAGGTGAAAACGGATTCGCTGACGTTCACGGTCGCCAACCAGGTCGATGTCAACGTAACCAACTGGAAGGGCAGCACGGCTCCGGCGATGACCGGGGACGCCTTCGCTCGCCTGGGTGCGCCTGCAGGCGCGAGCATTGCGGCGGATATCGCGGCTCTTAATAACCTGAGCCAATCAGACATTCGCACCGCCCTGGGGATGGCATCCGCCAACCTCGACACGCAGCTTGCCGCGATCGCTGGATACATCGACACTGAAGTGGCGGCGATTCTGGCCGCGGTCGATACCGAGGTTGCGGCGATCAAGGTGAAAACGGACCAGATGGTCTTCACGAACGCGGGCCGGGTCGACGCTTCACTGCAGGCTGCGGCCGATGTGGTCACGGCCGTGTGCAACAAGCTGGCGGATCACGTTCGCCGTCGTACGCAGGCCAACGTCGAGGCGTCTGCCTTTGGCGATGCCCTAGACAAGAGCAGTCTCTACGGTATGATCCAGCAATTGCAGAATTCGACGATGCTGGCCGGCACGTTGACGGTCAAGAAAACAGACGGAACCACACTGGGGACGCTGACGTTCACGTCGGACGCCGCGGCAGACCCTGTCACAGGAGTATCGTGATGTCGCTGGATGACCTGAAGAAACAGCGTGGCGAAACGGACGCGAAGTTAGTGGAAGTCATGTCCGGCATCCAGGAGCGGACGGCCAAGGCCCGCGAATTGAATGCCCTGAACTACAAGGCGATCGACCTGAGCCGCGATCTCCGCGGCAAGCTGGCGGAAATGGACGCGGCGATCGCCGCCGAGGAGTCGCGGATCGCCGCCGAGGCCGCGTCGAAGACTGAATAATGAACGGGTTTTACGACTACCTGCGGATGGGGCTGGGCTGGTGGAATTCACCAACCGCCCCTGCCCCTGTAGACGGATCGATCCTGGTAGCGGCGGTGGATAGCGTGCCGGCCATCACGATGGCGGATTACACCGTGCCGACGATCGTGCTGGATGACTTCTCGATCGATTCAGCCGGAATCGATGTTGGCATGGTGGAGATGGTATGATCCCGGTCAAGCTGACAGCCGCACTAAACGCCGGTCGCCGGGGATCGCTGATTCCGGTGTTTTGCCGAAAATGTGGTAAGCAGATCAAACAAACCAAAGGCGGTCCTTGCCTGCGCGAGGTCTGCGGGGGGTGCATGAAGAAATGACGCTCGGACGCCGCAACCCCATCTATATCGGCAACGACAATGTGTTCCGCACACGCGGGATCAAGAATTCGTTGACGAATGAGTTCATCAACGACGCCACCGTCGAACTGACGCTGAACGACCTGGACGGGAACGAGATCAGCGGACAAACCTGGCCGCTGACGCTGACCTACATCGCCGGCACGAACGGCGAATACCAGGGAACGATCGACGACGCGATCGACGTCGAAGACGGCCAGACCGGCGAGGCGGTGCTGGAGATCTCCGGGGACAGCCTCACGGCGACCCTGACGCTGGCGGTGGTGTTCAGCGAACGGTCGGACCCGTCGCTGGCGTGGACATCCCGCAGCGAGATCGAACTGATGTTCGGCCGCGAAAGCGTGTCGCAGTGGGCTGACCTGGACAGCACGCAGGACGCGGACCTGATCAGCGAACGCATCCAGTGGGCCGTGGATCACGCCACGGACGACGCCCGCACACGGCTGACCGGGAGCCCCGTCAACCTGTCGAAGCTGACCGACGCCCCGCTGAAGCTGCGTCTGGAGACGACCCGGCTGGCCGGCGTCATCCTGTACGAATCGCGGGGCGTGGTAGACACGTCCGACGAGGAAGGCCGGCACCGGCTCAAATATCACCAGGACCGCGCGAACCAGTTCTTTCAGCGGGTGCGGGCCGGGCTGATCCGGTTGACCCCGCAAACGACCAACGCCCCTGGAGTGATCACCGACACCGACACTTCGACCACCTGCACCGACGATGATTATTTCCTGGTGGGCACCAAAGAATGTCCGTGGAACATCTGATCGCCGCCCGGCCCGGCCCGCTTGATCTGAACCGCGAATTGCGGGCGATCGACCGGGCCGCGGACCGACGCATCGCTCTGATCGGAAGGCGGCTCGAGCAAATGGCATCGAGCCAGATCCTGGCCGGCCGCGCACTGGACCTGTCGCCGATCGATCAAATGGTCGACGACCTGGTCGTCGACGTGATGATCGCCTCGCACCTGAAAGCGATGGACCTGGTCCGTCCGACCTACGCCCTGGCCCGCAGCGAGATCGACAAGGCGCTAAGCCGGGCACCCAAGCACGTGCGCGATGCCCTGCGGGAGTTGTATGGATCGATCGCCCGATCGGTGTCGGACAAGCCGATGTCAAAAGTTCGTGAAGCGTTGATGCAAGACGCGCAGAACGTGGCCCTGGGTCGGTCCGCACGCCGGCAGTCAATTCGTGCGGCGCTGAAGTCAGCCGGCATCGCGATGGAAGACTCGCCGGTGTTGCGCACGGTGATGCGGACACAAGGGTCAATCGCTTTCAATGCCGCGGCGTGGAGCAGCAGCAAGAACCCGAACGTGTGGGGTTATCAATACATCACCGCCGGCGACGAACGGGTGCGGCAGACGCACCGGGCGTTTGAGCCGCGGGGAATTGGAGTGCGGTATCCGGTTGACGACCCGTTCTGGCTCAGGTACGCCCCGCCAAACGGCTGGAACTGCCGTTGCGGCCTGAGGCCGATCTTCCGGGGCGACCGTGACGCCAGAAAACGCGAGTTTCCCGGCACGCCTGACGTGCCGGCGTCGTTCCAGTTCAATCCCGGCTTGATCTTTCAGGCACCGGAAAAAAGCAAAAAAAAGAAACGGAGCGCACGCTGACTCTTGACGGGATGTTTTTTGATGGCATAGATTCGCCGCCATGAACCTCGCGGTCAGCTATCTTCCGAAGAAACCTATCATCCTGTCCGGCAGCACGGCCTCGCCGTTCCAGTCGGTCGGGAATGACCCTACGCTGTACCGGAAAGAGTTAATTTACCCATCGGACAAGTTCGCCAAGCGGAACCAGGACGACGGGTCGATCGACTTCACGCTGCCCGTGACCGAGGCTACGTTGGATCACTGGGCCAGCCAGTTCGCCAAGATGAAGGCGGCGGGCGTGGAAGTGCCGCTGGTGGTCGAACACACCGAAGACCCGGAAGAGCGTCGCGGTACGGTGGTCGACATTCGCAAAGAATACAATCCGCAGCGCGGAATGCCGTCGCTGTTCATGTACGGCCGGTTTCGCGACCCCGAAGCCGCGGAACTAGCCAAGACGTCCCAGGTAAGCCTCTACGCCAAGCCGAAGTTTTACGACGGCGTCGGCAACGAGTACGAGTACCCGATCACGCACGTTGCGATGACGGACTACCCGCTGATCCCGGCCCTGGGCGGATGGGAAATCGTGCCGGAAAAGGGGCAGTCGGCGGCGTCCAACAAAGTCATCGCCGCGTCCTTGGTGTTGTCAGATGCAGCCGAACCAACTCAGGACCAATCCATGAATCCAATGCAAGCACTCGCCCAGGAGATGGGCATCGCGTTCCCCCCGGGCGCGGATGACGAGACGATCAAGTCGCTGATCATGCAGGCGTGGGACGCCGAAGCCCCGGCCGAAGAAGGGTTTGAAAGCCCCGAAGAGGAAGGTCTCGAAGACCCCATGATGACGGACGAGATGGGTGGCGACGACATGCTGGGCGATGATGGCATGGGCGACGCGGACCCGTCGCTGGACGATCCGTCGCTGGAAGAAGACCCGCTGGTCGCCCCCGCTGGCGCATCCATCGCGGCTTCGCTGGGACCGGCGGTCAAGGCGACCGTCGATGCTCGCCGGATGCAGTTGGAAGCCCTGGTCGTCGCCCGCAAGATCACGCCGGCCGAGCGGGACCATTACGTCAAGACCCTGGCCAATCCCGGCCGCGTCAAGTTCGCCCTGTCGTCGGGCGGCGTGGGCGACGGCTTTTCCGATATCGTGGCCTCGCTGAACGCCCGCGGAGCCTCTTACCCGGCCGGGGAAAAGACCCCGGTCCAGCACGGCGACGGTGGCAGCGTGCCGGCGATCGTGCGGGACGCTGAGCGGCGTCGGAAGGCGAGCGGCTGATCCTGGCCAGCGGTTGATCGATCACGTGTGTTTTGAATTTCCAATTTCAGATTTTCGAGTCGGGAGTGAATTATGACGGTTCCTGTGAAGACTGAGCGAGCCAGGGTTTATGATTTCGTCAAGCGGTTCGACAGCAAGGAATATTGCTTCGACGCCGTGACGATCAAGAACACGGCTGGCGTCGCGCTCGATGCCGGGGCCATCCTGCCCGGCACCCCGCTGCTGTACAACACCGATCACTACGAACTGGTCGCGGCCGGCTCGGTGTCCGGCATGGACGCCTTTTTCGCGGACGATCAGCCGTCCGAGGAATTGGCCATCGCGGCGACCAGCACGAAGAAATATCAGATTCTCAAGCGCGGCCCGGCGATTGTGAATCTCGATCAAATCCCGGCCGACCTGTACACCGGGGCGGCGTTTAACCTGACCACCGTGGCAGACGCGATTGCGGCCTTCAATCCGCCGATCGAGGTCTTCCGCGAACCGGAAACGTCGACCACGCAGACGACCTGATTTTTCGCAAACCGCGTCGCTGTTGAAATTCCTGGAGCGCGGGCCAACTGGACGGCCCGCTTTTTACAAAGCAAATTCTGACGGAGAGAACCATGTCTTTGGCCGACATTTTCAATGGCGACGCGTTCACGATGCACAATCTGACCGCGTCGATCGACAAGCTGCCCTATGTGCCGGGCCGCGTCGAGGAACTGACGCTGTTCACCAACAAGCCGACCACGACCCGCACGGCGTACATCGAAGAACGCCAGGGGCAACTGGCGCTCCTGCCGGTGAAATCCCGCGGCGAGATGCCATCCAGCACCAGCGGCCAGAACCCCCGCAAGATGCGGCCGTTCGAGGTTCCGCACGTGCCGCAGCATCGGACCATCCTGGCCGAATCGCTGGAAGGCAAGCGGGCCTTCGGCAGTGAGACGGAGACCGAGGTCTACGCCACACTCGTCAACGACGAGTTGGCGGAAATGAAGGTCTGGCACGAAGTCACCCACGAATGGCACCGGCTCGGTGCCCTGAAGGGGATCGTGCTGGACGCCGACGCCTCGACCGTCGTCTACAACTTTTTTACCGAATTCGGGCTGTCTCAAACGCAGCTTGATTTCAACAAATACGACGGCGGCACGTATGACGCCGCCGATCCGGCGATCCATTTTCGCACGCTCTGCACGTCCTGGATTCGGTCGATCCGCGACGCTTTGGGTGCGACCCCGTTCAAGGGCGTCCACGCGTTGTGCGGGGACAACTATTTCGACGCCCTGATCGAACACGCCACGGTTCGCGGGGCGTACAAAAACTACACCGCGGCTCAGGAAGCCCTGGGCGGGCAGAAGGCTGGCGAAGGCCAGGTCTTCAGCTTCGGCGGCATCGACTTCGAAAACTACCGCGGCTCGATCGGAGACGTGGACTTCGTCGACACCGACGAAGCGGTGATCTTCCCCAAGGGGGCACCGAACGTCTTCCTCGAAATCCCGGCCCCGGCGACGTTTATCGAAACGATCAACACCCGCGGCCAGATGCTGTACGCCAAGCAGAAGGTGATGGACTGGGATTTGGGCGTCGAACTCTTCACGCAATCCAACGTGCTTTACATCTGCACGCGGCCCGGCTGCTTGATCAAGAGCCTGCTCACCAACACCGCCCCTGGCACCGGTTCGTAATGTCGGGATTGAAGGCAACTTTCGGCGTTCGTCTCCGGGGCTTAAAATCCCTGCGGGACGGACGCCGTCAGTCTTCCGAGTTGCGTGCGGCAGCGGCGCTGATCAATCAGGATATCTCCGGGTTCATCTTCAAGCGGTATCAATTGTTTTCACGAGGCGGTGGGGACTGGCCCCCGCTGGCAGAATCCACCAAGCGGCGAAAGAAGTCTCGCCGCATCTTGTACGAAACAGGGGATTTTGAACGAGGGCTGAAGCAGGGGCTGGATCAGCGACTATCGTGGAACGGCTCCTGGTTGGTCCTGACCTATACGCTAAAGGCCAGGCGGCGACACAAGCCGTCGAAACTGACCATCCGGGAGTTGCAGGAAATTCACCAGCGCGGGCTGGGAAACAATTTGCCAAAGCGGGCGACGATGGTGCGACCGGATCGCACGACGATGGAAAAGGTGAAGCGGCGGCTTGTGGCGGCAATTAAAAAAAGAGCAAGATGATCGACCCGTTCACCCAAGTCTACGACGCCCTGTGGAGTCTCGCCGAGACGCCGCGGGTAACGTCGTTGGTGCGGGTCGGCAATCGCATCAAGCTGGACAGCACCCCGCCCACGGCCGGCCTGAAGGATCAGATCAGCCAGGCTGACGTCCCGGAGATGGTGCTGGCCCTGACGGCAACCACGGGCAACTGGCTGGGGACGTCATCGTCATCCAGTTTCGTGAGGCAATACCAATGGCAGATCTCGACGGGCGATCTGAAGCCGTCGAAGCTGCTGGCGCTCGAATGGGCGCTCAATTGTGCGATGGTCAACTGGACCGAGGCGCTGGCGGCGCTGACCTGGTACGGCGAACCGTTTGTCAAACGGACGCAACTGGTCAGCGCTGAGCATGGAGAATCTGACCCGGAAAGAAACCGCGGGATTCGCGGCTGGTCGGCGTTGTGGACGGCGGAAGTGGAAATGCACTTTCGCACGAGGGATATGCTGGCGTATAACCTGGGAACTGGAACGGGGAGTGGAACATGACCGCAATCAACCCGCTGATCAAAGACGCAATGCGACGGGCCGGGCAGCAGCCGCCGGCGAACGGGGAAGTTCGCATCGGGGACGGCACCACCGTGGTGCAATGCTCAGTGGGGGCCAGTTCCGCCCCGCTCTCGCCGGCCGACCGGCAACTTCGCATGAACGTGCGAAACTTCCTGATGACGGCCACGCTCGACGAACTGAAGAAAGAACTGGCCATCTCCAAGCAGCGTGGTGACGCCAAGCGGGCGCAATTCATCCAGGAGATGATCGACGAAGAAGGGGTCGGGGCGTCGATGAAGCCCGGCAAGGCCGTGGGATGTGCGAACGGCGGCGTGACGGCCGGCACCAGTGGTGTGGCTCCTCAGGATGCCAACCGCATCCTGGCCGAACTGAAAAAGCTCGATGCCGCGATCAGGGCGATCCAGAAAATCCAAGACCCCGACCGGGCTCCCGCGACGAACGACTATCGCCAGGCGTTCTACAAAATGACGGATGGATTTTGGGCCATGAAGGATGTGCTGGGCGCGGCGTTCTGACTCAACCTTTTTGTGAATCAATCGGAGTGTAAATCATGGGTGGTCCTTACAGCGGCGTGGCGGGTTCGGTCAACGGGATCAGTACGGTCCAGGATTGGTCGATCACGGACGGGCATACGCCTCAGGAGTACTCGGCCTCGAACACCTTATTCGGCATGGGCGCGGTGCCGGGCATTGAGTTTTGGGAAGGCGGATACAACCACTATGGGCACACGCCCGTAGTGCTGCCCGGTCAGCAGTTCTACTTCATCGGGTACGGTGCCCCGCTCAACAACGTGTCCGGCAGCGGCTGGCGCTACGCCGGGTCCGCGTTGTGCAACCAGGCGGTGATCAACTGGAACTGGGCGTCCGGTGCGATTATTGCCGTGCAGGAATCGTTCAAGGGTCACCTGGACCTGGTCGAGCAAGGCGACACGGGCAGTCAGATTCTCGATGAATCGATCCCGACCGTCCCAAAAATCGCCTGCACGAAGATCGAATACTCGCTCGACGACAGCACGTTCGTCGAATGGGATAACCTGGTTTCGGCGTCGCTGACGCTGACCAACGAACTGCAGGATTACATCAATTCGTCCACGGTCGTCGACGACGCCGGCACGTGCCGCATCTGGACCGGGCGTCGCCGGGGCCGCTACAACTGGACGCTGGCCGTGACTGAGCAGGATGTTCGCCGCGACCTGTTCAGCAAGGGGCAGGTGCTGATGTTGCGACTGTACGTCACCAGTTCGCTTTACTACGAACTCAAATGGGGCATGATGCGGGACGTCACGGGCATCCAGGTCAATCGTCAGACCGGGGCCATCGTCCAGCAAACCGTCAACTTCAGCATGTGCGGCATGGACACGGACGCCGGCAGCTACGCTGCCGCAACTGGGCACGTCTTGATGCCTGGCGGCGAACAATGGTGGCCGCTGACGGGCACCGGCACCGGAACGTAAGCGAGGAACCGATGGAATCACGCAGGTCGCGTTACATGGCCAGCCTGGCGGCTCAGCGGTCGCCGGGCTGTTCAACTGCCGTTGCTGCCGGTATTCTGGCGCAGGAAAGCCCGGAGTTTTCCCAGCAGGTCGCTCAGCTTACCCAGGCCGTGCAACAGGCCGTCAGCCTGGCCCAACAGTTGCGGTCTAAGGCTGCGGGGCGTGGGACCGGCTCGGTGATCCGTGACCGGATCGAAGGCCCGCTGACGGACGCCTTGGGAGTTCTCCGGCGGTTCAATTAACCAAGGAGAAACCCGTGCCGCAGATGTCAGCCGCTCCAGCCCCGATCGAACTGGGCGGCGTCACTTACCGCATGTCGCCGCTCGACGACGCGGACTATGACGAACTCACCAACTGGCTCAAATCCGAGATCATCAACACCGCCCGCTGCGCGATCACGTCGGATATGTCCGACGACGAGCGACGTGAGATAATGGCGGCGGCGATGGCCGAGGCCGCTCCCATCCGGTTCGGAGAGCTAAACTCCAAGCCGTACCTGAAGAGCATCTACGCGTTCTCCCGGATGATCTGGCAGGGGCTGATCAAACTGCACCCGCGGGTTCAGTTAGCGGACGTGCGAGCGGCCCTGGCGGGGAACGCCGTTGCGATCCAAGAGGCCAGCCGGGTCTTTATGGAGATCAATTCCCAAAAACACCGAGGAGCCGGCGAAGACGCCGGCCAAGAACCCCGCGGGCCGCGTGCTGACCAGGGAAGAAGTGTACCGGCAACTGGCGAAGCTGTACCGCTACACGCCAGAGGCCATTCGCCGAATGACGCCTTACCAGCAGTTCCAACTGCTTACCCCTGACGCACAAGAAGAAATTATCGAGTTTGACTCAAAAGAGATGCTGCAATCATGGATGGCGAGTCGTTTAAAATAGAAACGGACTTCGGGGCGATCGACGAAATGGTCGCCCGCTCGATCGAGAAGTTCGGGCAACTGGCCGTCGACGCGATCGACGCGATGAACCAGATCAACGACTTCGTCATCGACGAGATGACCGTCGCGTTCCAGGCCGGCATGGAATCGATCGCCAAGACGTTTGACTGGATGAGCGAGCAAGCGACTAAAGCGTTTGGGGCGATCACCACCGCCGCCTCGGCAACCTGGGCCGCGATCACCGGGGGGCTGTCGGCCATCCCCGGCATGATCACCGGGGCGTTCTCCGCGGTCCTTTCACCGATCAAGACGGTGTTTAACGGCATCTGGTCGGCGGCAAAGACGGTTACAGGCTGGATCACCGGGGCGTTCAGCACGGTCGCGGGATTCATCAGCAACACGTTCTCCGGGGCTTACGGGGTCGTCAAAGAAATGCTGCCCCTGGCGGGCGTGGGATTCTTTGCCGGCTTGTCGGCGGGGTTCAAAGAATTAACCGCCAGCGAGCAGGCGTTTACCCGCGTGTCGGCGGCGGTCAAATCGACTGGCCAGGTCGCCGGATTCACCGCCGAGCAGCTTGCCGAGATGGCCAGCCAGATGGAATCCAACACCCGCTTCGGCGACGACGTCGCCCAGCAGGCTCAGGCCGTCGCGCTGCAGTTCAAGAACGTGCGCGGGAACGTGTTTGCGGACGCCCTGAAGGTGAGTGCGGACGCCGCGATCAATTGGGGCATGGACCTGACCGCGGCCACAGAGAAGGTGACGTCGGCGTTGGACGACCCGCTGGCGGGCTTCCAGAAGCTCGCCCGCGAGGGAACGAAGTTTTCCGAAGCGGAAAAAAGACAGATCGAGACAATGGTCCAATTCGGGAACGTGGCTGGCGCTCAGCGAATCATCCTGAATCGGCTGTCTGATCAGGTCGGCGGGGCGGCGACGGCTGACGCGAAGACGTTCAGCGGAGCGATGGCTCAGGTCAACAACGCGATGGGCGACGCCTGGAAAGCGATCGCCGGTGCCCTGACGCCGGCTGTGCAAGCGCTCGGCGACTGGTTCCTGCGCGGCGCAAAAGTCATGGAGTCGTGGGGGCCGGGCCTGAAGACGCTGATCGAGGAAACCATGAACTGGGCGACGCAGTCGTCCGGCTTCCTGTCCGACTGGGCCGAGAAGGCTCAGGAGTACTTCATGGTTGCGTTTGATTTCGCGATCGACGCGGCGACCAAAGCGTTCACATTCATCGAAACGGCGCTGGGCGACATGCCGGGGTTCATGGAGGCGGCGAAAGCAAAGTTCAATCTTTATTGGGAGCAAATCAGCCAGTTCATTCGCCAAACATGGGAAACCATCGACGTCAGCCTGCGAAACATTTGGGACGACCTGGTGCAGTACATGATGTCGAAATTCTCAACCTTCACGAATTACATGGCGAACAAGATCGCCAACATGCCGGGGTTCGCGGACTGGTTTGGGGTCAGCCAAGAAGACCTGAACGAGACGCTGCGGGAAATGCAGGGAGCGGGAATGCCGGGCCGCGGGCCTCGGGCGACGGCCAAAGGGCAGACGGACGAGGAGAAGGCCCGCCTGGCGGAACTTCGCGAAGCGGCCGACGCCGCAGGAAATGCCTTCGGTGCCAAGTTCGGGGAAAACTTCGAAAAGAATAAGGCGATCGTCGATGCGTTCCGCGTTCGCATTCAAAAGCTATTTGGGCTGGAAGGCGAATCGCTGGACATGGCTGCAAAAAAGAGCGCGGAAGAATTCGTGTTAAACAAAGAAGGTAAAGACGCAGAGGAAAAAAGCAGCGCCGGTCAATTCGAAGACCTGCTGTCGTTGCAGAAGCGGATCACCGGAGCGGCGGCGGCGAAGTCGCCTGAAGCCAAAGCGACGGAGACGCAGACGGGCATCCTGGTTAGTCAGTTTAAGGCGATGATGCAGCAGTCTGATAAGAACACCAAAGAACTCAAGGGTGCCATCGATCAGACCACGAAGGCGGTGGATGAGCAGCCGGCCGCGGCGGTTGCGGCCCCGTAAGGAGACGAGATGACCACCTGGACCTCTGGCGGGTCTCCATCGTGCGCCGAAGAAGCCGGCAGCATGAAGGAAGACTTCGACGACGAACACGGCCTGATGAAGGCGTCGGTGACGTTGCGGTGCGCTTATGCGGATCGGCACGCGCTGGTCGCAAACATTGTTGGCAATCGCCGCCCCTGGCCGAAGGGATCGCCGGGTCCGGTTCCGCTGGCGTCGACGGCCAGTATCGTGCCCGTGATGACGCCGGGGCTCGCCTCAGGCGACGAACTGATTGTCTACGGCGAGTCGCTGGTCACGATCAATTACAACACCAAGATCGTCGATCAATTCTCTGAGTCGATCGAGCCGACCAGTGAATTTCTGACGCTCGACCACCGCTGGTTTCGCTGGTCGCCGTACAGCGGACCGATCGGGATTCAGGTCGGCACCGGGAGCGGGGCCGATACGATCGTGTTCACGGACTACGACCCGCTTCGTGAAGAGGAGGCCCCCGGCCGACAGATGCGTGGGATCAACTTCGTGCGGACCGACTTCAACCAGGTCACGGTGCCGCAGGAGATCGTTGACTACACTGGATGCGTGAACTCCGACACCGTCACCTGGTCGTTGCTGGGCCTGACGTCTGATCCGGAGACGCTGCTCTACCTGCCGCCTTCGATTACGACCAAGGTCGATTCCTCGAACACGCGGAAGTTCGACATCACCAAGAAGTTCAATTACAACCCGAACGGGTTTAATAAGTACTTCCGTGCGGCGACCGGGAATTTCCAGTACATCTACGTGGCCGGCACGACCACGATCTTCAAAAGTTATCCGCCAGCCGTGTTCGCGGGGGTTTTGCTGTGAGTGACCGCAACCACGACCTGATCGCCCGCATCCAGGCCGGCGACCCGATCAGCGCCAGCCAGTTGCTGAACAAGCTGGTTGACGCCGCGAACCGCCAGGACGCCCGCCAGGTGCTGCGGGGGGTCGATGCGGGGCATTGGCTCCGTTGTGTCTCGACCGTTGACGCTCCCGCCTGGTCTATCCTGGGGATCGACGACGTCGAGATCAATTATGACGGTTTGACACTGCAGCTTTCTCAGGCAACAGAAAACCACGATCTGTTTGCGGCCAACGAGGGATATCGACTGACCGCCAACGACAAGGGTTGGTGCAAGCTGATCAACGAGACGCACCCGGTGATGGTCGACTGCCTGGCCCCCGCCGTCGCGTATCTTAGCGACCTGACGATCGGTGGATTTTCGGTCACGCTGGGCGATAGCGGGACTGGCACGGGCACCGGCACGGGATCAAGCGGCACCATTACGCCGCCCGGCCGCTTGTGGGCGCTATCGCCCCGCGACCTGGAGCTACGCTGCGCCGTGATGGGGAGCCGCACCACCACCACGCTGCGTGCGGCGGTGTTCCTGCTGGCCGGCCCCGATCCGGTGATCGGCGGCGGAATCTCGCCGCCGGCCATTCTCGCGGATTGCTACATGGTCCCGGATGGGATCACCCCCGTTTTCTCCACAACCTATCCGGTTTATTTCAACCTGTTGAACGGCGTTGTCATTCCCTACAGCGACTATGCGGGCGTCACCAGTGCGACGACTGTTACGGCGCTGAAGCTCGGCAACCAGTGGGTCGCCATCGCAGGCGGCTTAACGGGCCTGAGCGGCACAAAGAGCAGCGGCGGCATCACATCGGTTTACGGCTCAGAGGTCTCGGCGTCTAACTGGTGCAACGCGATCATCCCTAACGGGGCGTCTGTTATCGCGGTAATGATCAACGAATCAATGATGATCATCGGCGACTGCTGCTACACGGGCACGGGAAGTTAAAAAGCATCATGCCGCTGCTGTCTCAAAAAAACTGCGGCTGCACCTGCCGCAATCTAACGGAATGGGGGCCGACCGCGGACGGCCTGCCCGTCAGTTCCTGCCCGAACTGCGCCTCGGCCGGCACGTACAACGTCGGAACCGGATCGGCGTACGTCAACGGCGGTCCGTGCGAGATGATCGCCATCTTCGACTGTCCGATCAATTACGACGGGCTGGAAACCCGCATCCTCGGTGGTGGCAGCATCTTTACCAACATCGTGCCGCTGATCAAAGATAAGCTGGTCGTCGAGGACTGCCGGTACACGCTCAGGAAGCTGGCGACGGATCAGGGAACGGGGAGCCTGGTTGACGCGACGGGCACCGGCACGGGCGGCGGGACTGATTTTTTAGGATGGGGAATCGGCGACTGTGATATCGACTTCATTGTCGGAAAAATTCTCAACCGCGCCTATCGGCGGCTGTTCAACGCGGAGTGTAAGCACCCGAACATCGACGGCGTGCCGCAATGGCCGCAGTTCTTTCCGGGGGTGTGGGGCGGAACCGGCAGCGTCGATTATTATTACGACACACCGCGATTCGGCTGCAAGCTGGTGCCCAACCCGTATATTTCACAAGCCCCGCCGCTCGGCTGTGGTTGGTACGACCTGATTGGCATGGTACTTTGCGGGCCGGACGCCGGCCTGTGCGCGGACTTCGCGTTCGGTCAGGGAACCGAGAATTATTCACAGTATGTCCAGGTTTTGGAACGATACACCCGAATCACGTGGGAACTGGATTTCAGCGGGGCACCCAGCGCGACACTGACTGGCCGCACCGACAGCGGCATCGAGATTGTTTTCTCGACCAGTAGCTGGGTCTGCGGCGCGCGCAACACGCTGACGATGACCACGTCGCCGGCTCCGTCCTGGACCGCGGCCCGTAAGGTGTGCATCGTGCCGGGCGAGACCGGCTTTACAACGCCCTGCACCGACAAAGAGGACGTGACGGCGTGCTGCGACCCTGGCGTGGCTCAGGGGCAATATTACTACAACTCCCCCGGCTGCGCGTTACCGACGATTGGATTCTGTGCGGATCGGTACGCCTCGCTGGACGCGACGCCGGCCCCTGATTGGGTCAAAGCGTTGCAGGGAAGCCTGAGCGCAAGCTGCGGGGTGTTTTACGATTCCACGACCTATGACGGAAATTGTGCCAAGCCGCCCCCGTTGTCCTGCCCGACCGGGAACGGGCCGGTTGTGATTCAAGGAACCTGGGACGGGGCTTACAGCGGGTTCACGATCCACCTGCTGACCTGGTGCGACGCCGGGGTGTGGAAAAGCTCGATGTTCTGCGAGGGGATCGTACTGATCTCAGGCAACGCTGGGTTTGCAACTGTGCAAACCGCGATGTGCCTGAACGTCAACTGCACGATGGTGATGTGCCATCCGGTGTTTGGCTATACCTGGGTCTGCGATGCGCCGGGGACATACACTATCCCAGGCACCGGAAGCGGCACGGGCAGCGTAGATTGCGTGACTCGCGCTCCATGCTGCTGCACGCCGGAAAGCAGCGGAACGATTGACACGGAGTGCTGTCCCGACAACCTGCTAAACGGGACGCTGTATATTGACGTGACCCATTCCACGCTCGGATTTCTCGGAACGATCACCGTCACCCATACGGGCGTGGAGTGGGAAGGGAGCGGCGTTTTTTCTGGATGCACACTGACAATCAACGCTCTAAAGTGCGTGACATCTGGTGGCGCGCATTGGGATTTGGACTACGGAACCGGAGGCGGTCCATACTTCGTTTCCGCGTCCAGCGAATCATGCGACCCGTTTGCGTTGACGTTTACCGGAGACGCACGCCCAGGCGGGTCGACCTGTTTTCCGGCAGGCACGCTGACATTTGATGTATCTGCTTGATCACGGCAACAGCATCGGATTGCAACCACAGTCTCGATATCCAGCCTCGTAGCTAAACTTCGCTTGTTGAGAAACCATCCCAGCCGCGTTTCGATATCCTTCTCTGACACCGCCATCTTTGGCGGTGGTCAACTTGGAAGCGATGGCAAAATCCAAGCCGAACCACCAGAACCCGGAGACGACCGCCGCCGTCGCGATGTGAGATAAACCGTAAGCAACCATCTGCGAGCGATAGGTTATCATCATGCTCTTTCCTGAATGCGAACAGTTCCGCGGGCGAAAAAAACAGATCTGCCGAGGCGAGGCTGGCGTCGAGCTATCCAATCAGTGGCGTTCAAAACGCTGGGGGCTTCCTCCGATCGCGCTGACCGCCGGCGGCGGGACCGTCCCGTCAAACCCCAGCGACCCAACCTCATTACCCACAATCGTTATCCCGCCCCAGCCGGTCAGTCAAGCGCTGTTCCGCGGGCCGGGGACGGTTTTGAAGGATATCTTCGCCGAACTGGGCCAGACATACGCTCCTGACGCAACCTGCCCGTGCGCCGAGACCGCGGCCCTGATGGATTCCCTGGGACCGGAAGGCTGCGAACAACACGCCGCGGTGCTGACGGAGCGGCTGCTGGCATCGGCCGCGACGCTGACGGCGGTGGAAACAGCCCGCCTCGCTTGGCGCGCCCTGATAAAAGGATATGCTTTTGATCTGTCTGCGGCGGGCCTGCTCAGGCTGGCCATCAAGCGATCCCGCGAAGAGCGGGACAAACATCAGGCAAAGGCGACGACAATGCGATGGTCCTACGGTGTGACGACGACCCTGGAGCGGCGGCATACGCTGCTGCCGAAGACGCTGGCGTCGCTGGCCGCAGCCGGATTCGACGATCCGCTGATCGGCGTCGACGGTTGTGATCAGTGCGAAACGTACCGCGAACTCGGCCGCATGTTCACGACCCGCAAATACCTGGGCAACAATTTTGCCAACTGGTTTCTGACCGCACTCGAGGTGTACCTGCGAGACCCGTTCGCCGAACGGTACGCCATGTTCGAGGATGACTTCCTGATCTCGGCCGGGGCGAAGGCGTACCTGGAGCAAACCACCGGCGACCCGCGGGCGTACTACAACCTCTTTACTCGACCCGAGACGCAGCAGCGGGTCAAGCCGGATTACACGGGCTGGTTCTTGACCAACCAGGAAGGTTTTGGAGCCGTGGCCCTGGTCTTCAGTCAGACGGCGTTTCGCGCTCTGCTCTGCGAGCCGGGGATGCTGCTGCATCCCAAGAACCAGCAGATGAACCCGAACAAGAAGTTCGGACAGTTGGCCCGCGGCAAGGAGTACGTCGACGGCTGCATCGTCAGCGCATTGTCGCATCACGGCATCCTGGAATTCTGTCATTCGCCCAGCATCGTGCAGCACGTCGGCATGGACAGTTCGTCCGGACATCGCCAGTATCCTCAGGCGACGACGTTCCGGGGCGAGGAATTTGACCTGCGATCGCTTTTGAAAGCCTGACCGTGATCGACGAAAACGTGCTGATCCCGAAGGCGTCGAAGTGGCGATTGGGAGACGAAGCCCCCCGGCTCCCCGTGGAGCGGCTGAAAGACATCCACCGCGGCCAGGACATCTATGTGATTGGCTCCGCGGCCAGCATGAACCACGTGCGGCCGAGCTTCTTTGAGAACAAGGTCGCGATCAGTGTGAACTACGCCTATCGGCAGTTCCCCTGTGAATGGGTCGTCACCAAAGACTTGTGCCAGACGGAGTACAACGAGGTCGGGCATCGCCTGATCACGTCTGATTATCTGTGGGGCATCTACCGCGAAAAGCAGCAGGTATTTTACGGCCAGGAACCGTACTTCGTGTTCACCCACGTCGACAACCTGACCGATGAGATCGACCTGGACGTGATCGGGTCAGAGAAGATCTTCGTGGGCAAGTCGTCGCTGACCAGCGCCATGCACGTGGCCGCTCACATGGGGGCGGCAAACATCATCCTGTGCGGCGTCGATGGCGGCACGCTGGACGGAGAACTGCAATACCACGATTATTACAACCGGGTAAAAGACCCCGCGGGGATCGAGACATATCACAAGTTCGTCGCCTCGATCATGTGGCAAACGCGGGCAGTCCGGGATAGGCTGCATGCCGTCTACGGATGCAACGTGTATTCGCTCAACCCGTTTATCGGCTTTGACCTGGAAGGCCACAAATATGAACGTCCTGATCCCGGCCAAGGGGACGTCCCGCAGGATTCCCCTGAAAAACCTGCAGCCGCTGGGGGCGATGCCGCTGCTCGGCTGGGCGATCTGGAAAGCCCGCCGCTGGCTTCCTGAGGCGGTGATCCACGTGGCGACCGAGCATCCGGAGATCGGCCGCTATGCGATGGACCAGGGCTGCACGCTCTTTCCGCTGACCGCCGCGGACATCGCGGATCAGCGAGACGCAGCGGGGCCGCTGACCGACTTCCTGGCGGCGACCGTCGCCCGGCCGGTGATCTCGCTCGACTGCTCGTTTCCATTTCTGCTGCGCAGCGAACTAAACGCCGCCCTGAGCGATCCCCGCGACTTTGTCCGGCCGGTGCTGCGCCGGACGCTGCACCTGGAGTCGTACGGTAACACGCTGTCGCAGGACATCCCGGAGCAGGCGGCGCTGCAGAGCAATTACCTGGTCGCCCGCCGTTGGGAGCCGGTGCGGTCCGAGGAATGGCTCGACCCAAAGCACACGCTGCCGGTCAGTTGGCTGTCATCGATCAATATTGATACGCCGCAGGATTTACAGCACGCCCGCTGGATTGCACAATTCATCCGCCCCGAACACCTGGACGATACGTTATGAACGAATCCGAATGCCTCGCCAAAATGAAAGCCCCCGGCGATCGCCGGGGGAACTGCTCAGGCCCGTGGTGCGGCGGGGTCATGCAAATCTGGATCACCCGTGCGTGCGACCGGGCGTGCTTCGGCTGCACCCAGGGCTCCAATCTGGCCGGTGCGCCGGGGCGAATGACGCCCGATCAGTTTCGCACGGCGGTGCGCTCGGTCGCGGATTATTACGGCGTGGTCGGTGTGTTTGGGGGGAACCCCGCGTTGCACCGCGAGTTCGAGGAAATCTGCGCGATTCTGACGGAGTACATCCCGTTCGAACGCCGCGGCCTGTGGTGTAACAATCCCCTGGGCAAGGGGGCCATCATGCGGAAGACGTTCAACCCGGCCGTGTCCAACCTGAACGTGCATCTGGACCGGGCGGCGTACGACGAGTTTAAGCGGGACTGGCCTGAATCCAACCCGTTCGGCCTGACGGAAGACAGCCGGCACAGCCCGGTCCACGGCTCGATGGTGGACCTGGGCATCCCTGAGGACGAACGCTGGGAGCGGATCAGCCGCTGCGACATCAACCAGCGGTGGTCGGCGATGATCGGGGTGTTCCGCGGCGAGGTGCGGGCCTGGTTCTGTGAGGTCGCCGGCGCGCAAGCGATGCTCAAGCAGCACGACCCGGAGTATCCGACGACGGGCATGCTGGTCGAGGAGACGTACGACACGCGGGCATATCATGGACCCGGCCCCTGGTGGCAGCGGCCGATGTCCGAATTCGCGGGCCAGGTCCGGCAGCATTGCCATAACTGCCTGGTGCCGCTGAAGGGGTACGGGGAACTGGCCTGCTCGGAAAGCGGGTCGGAGCAAACGACGCAAAGCTACGCGGACGTGTTCAAGCCGAAGCGGCCGGGGCGTCCGGTGCAGATCGTGCAGTTGATGTCCGAACTAGGCCGGCCGCTGGAACGAACGACCGATTACATCCAAAACTCGGCAAAATGATTCAAACGGTGTTCGGCAAAAATCTCGTTCGCCTCAGAAAGGCGAGGGGGCTGAGCAGAAAGCAATTGGCGGCGCTCGCGTCGGTGCCGTACGGGACGGTCGCCAATGTCGAAGGCGAAGCGGGGATGAACCCCTCTTGGGAAACGGCCTGCCGCCTGGCCCTCGCTTTGAATGTCACAGATATCCGGGAATTTCAAAAATGAACGTCTGGACCTACTGGGAAGGCAAGCAGCCGCCGTACATCACCGACTGCCTGGCCACGGTTCGCCGCCACACCCAGGCCGACTGCCTGTATCGGCACATCGAGCCGGCGAACTTCGACAAGTTCATCCCTGACGGCCTGCTGCACCCGCGTTGGCGTTCCATCCCGCAACTGGGCATAAAGAGCGACTGTGTCCGCGTCGCGGCCCTGGCGCAACACGGTGGCCTGTACGTTGATGCCGACACGGTCATGCTGCGGTCCCCGGTGGGGGTGATCCCCGAAGACCGGGACTGTGCGTACATGACCTGGACCCGCCGCCCGCGGCGGGTGATCGCGGGGTATATCTACATGCGGCCGGGAAGCCCCGTGGCCCAGCGGTGGCTGGAAAACGTGAACCGGTTCCTGGCTGACGGGAAGATGGGCTGGACCGACCTGGGCGAGCGGTGCCTGACGCCGGCCGTCGACGCTGAGCCGGACGCCTCAACGGCGATCCCCCTCGACACGTTCCTGCCGGTGGAGGTCGATCGCGAGGTCGAGCGGTTCTTCGCGAACGACGATTTCCGGTCGCTGGTCAAGCCGCACACAATCGCCTTCGGCCTGAATCACTCCTGGATGACCAGCCGGCAACCGGGGGCGATGCTGGCGACGCCGGAACGGATGAAAAACAGCCGCCTGATGATTCACCAGGTGTTGACCGAGGCCCGCAAGACGCTCGCGGCACAACCGAAGATCACGGTTTGTTGCGTGACCTATCGCCGGCCGCACCTGCTGGCCAAGCTGATTCACTCCTTCGAGAACCAGGACTACCCGAACCGGGAATTGCTGATCCTGGACGACTCGGGCGAACTGGCCGAGGCGTCGGGGCCGCGCTGGCGGATCATTTCATCGGATGAGCGGTCGCCGACGCTGGGGGCCAAACGCAACCGCCTGGCCCGTCTCGTCAGCCTTGATACGGCCGCGATCGTCCCCTGGGATGACGACGACCTGGCGACGCCTTGGGCGCTCTCCGCGATTGCGGCCGGCCTGAGCCGCGGCGAATGGGTGCGGCCGTCGCTGGCGTTGGTCCCGTCCGGCGACGGAAAGACGTTCTGGCCGGTCGAGACCTGGGCGTTGCCTGACAAAAGCGACAAGGCGTTTCATCCGGCCTGGGGATACACGGTCGGAGCATTTTGGGCCGCGGGCGGATATCCCGAAGACGCCTCGCTCGGCGAAGACCTGGTGCTGGCCCGCCGCCTGCGTGACCTGGGCGTCGCCGAGGCTGACCCGATGACGATGGGGTTTGCGCCCTACTATCTGTTCGGCCCGTGGGACAACGAACACTTTTCTTACCGGCACAAGGACTACGCCACGTGGCCCGCTCAGTTCCAGGCCAGCGGCCCACGCAGCGTGACGGTCAGCCCGGTCGTTCACGGCCTGGTGCTGCATCAACAACACATTCGCCCTGGAGCGATCAAGCGGCCGTTCCAGAATAACTGGTGGGGCGACGACGTCCGCTAACGTAAGGAGAACGCCGTGGAAGACAAATACGCTGCCGAGCGGAAGTTTTGGGCCGAGGAATTCGACCGCTACCTGATCTGGTACGAAGGCCGCATCCCGGAATTCTACGGCGTGCCGGCTCCGCACCCGAAGGCCCGCATTACGCGGTACGGCGACATGCGGCTGAACGCCTTGGAGACCTGGATCAACGCGGACCGCTGGCGGTACTGCAAACACCTGTTTATCGAGCCGACGTACTTCAACGGCAAGAACGTCCTGGAGATCGGACCTGGGCCGCTGGGGCTGGCGCGCTGGTTTGTCGGGGCCGCGTTGCAAGGCATCGAACCACTGGTAGATTTTTACGCCTCGGTGGGATACCCGGTGTTCGATCAGCCGATCAGCTACTCGCGAGACCGGATCGAGGATTCCATAATCCCAACCGGCAGCATGGACACCATTATCAGTGTGAACGCGATCGACCACGTGGATGACTTCGAAGCCGCGGCCCGTCAGATTCAAAGAATCTTGCGGCCGGGCGGGGAGATCCGTCTCGAGACGCATTATCACGAGGCGACCACGACGGAGCCGTGCGTGCTGACGGATGAGCGGGTACGGGCGGCGTTTGACCAGGTGCCGCTCAAGAAGCTGGCCGAATCGCCGTCGTCGCTGTTCTACCCGCGCGGCACGCACCCGGAATCGGACCGCTTCGTGGTCTGGTCGAACAAGGATTACCTTTACACCGGATGGGCTTACTGAAATGGAAATCACCGCGCAAACCGTCTCGGTCGATTACGCCCCACAACTGGCCATGTGCCTGCCTCGCTGGAAAGCGACGTGCGCCCGCGTGCTGGTGGTCACGGCCGAACGGGATACGGAGACTCGCCTCCTGTGCGAACGCCTCGAAGTCGAGACGCTGCTGACGGACGTGTTTTGGCGGCACGGGGCCAAGTTCAACAAGGGGGCGGCGATCGCCGAGGGGTTCAATCACCTGCAGCCGGCCGGCTGGCACCTGTTCTTTGACGCCGACATTCTGCCGCCGCCGAACTGGACCGAGCAACTCAAGCGATGGAATCTACGGGAATGCTGCCTGTACGGTTCCGACCGCTACCTGGAGACCGGGGCATTGATTCGTGAGGGGGAATTGGCGGGGTGCTTCCACCTGGCCCACGCTTCAGCAAAGGGGATGCAGGTGCGGCCGATCGTGGATACGTTCTGGACGCACGCCGGGAATTACGATAGCAACTTCCAGGCCCGCTGGAACCAGCACGAGCGGGTCAAGCTGCCGCTCAAGCTGACGCACCTGGGAAATCCGTTCCGCAACTGGTGCGGCGTCGGCAATGATCAGGGGATGAACGATTTGTTCTCAGAGCGTCGCCGGCGAGCCGGCTGGCAGCACGAGCGGATCACGGAATCGGACTAGGCGTGATTTTCAATTTGGCGATCGGATTCAAGGTTTGAGAAAACATGCGGCGACTGATTCCGCCCCGCTTTTCACAGACCAGGACCGACTCGTGAACGCGAAACTCTTTGTCGGAATGCACAAACATTGTCTCGCCGCTATTCAGCAAAATGCAAAAGGTATAGCGACATCCGTGCCCGTCAGTCAGGGAGCAGTCTATCGTTTCGGCAAGCCCATCTACCCAGGATGACGTTTTCCACGGACGGCCCTGAGTCTCTGAACCACCGCACGTAGGCGATGACCCGCCCCTCTTTTGTGGACACATCCGGGTTTGCCCACTCCAACAATGAAAAGCAGATCAGCAGCATCCCATTCAAAGCAACGACTTTTCCTATCATCGCGTTCTATCCTTGATCACAACCGGGTTCCCGTATTCTGACAGGCGCAGCACGTCGACCTGCCGCACGATCTCAATAAACTCTTCGCGGGAATGAGCGCAGCCGATGACCGCCCCAGCCTTGGCCCATTGCTCAGCCCGATGCCGCTGCAGCTTAGTGTAATCTTCGCCCGGCTGCTTCAGTTCGACGACCACCATGATGCGTCGATAGCAGACGACGATGTCGCTTTCTCCGGACCGCTGGCGGGCCTGACCAGCCAGCTTCAGGGCGTGAATCGCCACTCCCGCCTGCTCCTGATCCTTGACCCAGCCCAGGCACTTCTCCTTGATCTTGCCTTCTGGCGTCGACATCGCGGTCTCCTAAATTGCGGGCTGGGGGTATTCCTGGACTCGCAGGTCGGCGGGCCATTCCGCCGGGTCGCCGCCTTTGGGGTCGCGGAGTCGCCATTCCTGCGGAGTCATCGACTTTCCATTGACTGGCAACGTCCCTATCTGCTTCACGAACACCGGCACCCCAGCCGCCTGGGCCTGATCCTTCAGCGATCTGATCCAGGCCACGTCGCATGGGCGGGCGTGGGGGCCGCTCTCGCCGCCGATGATCAGCCAGTCGATGCCGGCGAACTGCATCCGGCCAACGTCTTCAATGAGCGGTTCCACGCTGATGAATCGCACCGGGCAGAGATCAGCACAGCCGTAAAGATGGTCGATGTTGCGAAGATCGGATTTGCAGGCGATCGACGTGCCGAGCCAGACGTTGTGCCTAAATCTCGTTTCCACAGCAAAATCAGCAACGCACGTTCCTGGTCGATCCGGAATCATTTTTTGAATGTTCTCCGGCCGCTTGGTCAGCAGCAGCCAATCCAGGTGCGGCGTGGCGTCGATCAGGGCGAAGAGATCGCGGCGGATGTCGTCGAGCACGACATTCTCTTGTTCCGGCTTCTCGCGGCAGACCGAGCAAAACGCCCGCTGTGGCTCGCGGTGTCCGCACTGCGGGCACTTACCGATGATCTTCCCGTTGTGATCGATGACGACGTCCGGCCAGTCCTCAAACACATCGGCGAGCGACGCACAGAACACCCTCGCCCGCACGCCGGCCCGCTCGGCGTCGCGGTTCCACTTCAGCGGCTCTTTCCAGTAACTCGGCGATGCCAGCACCCGCGTACCGTGATCACCCCACACGCCCAGCGTGCCGGGGTTCCGTTTGCTCAGCGCGTCCGCGTAGCAGTTGGCACAGCCCGCGGCGACTTTCGTGCAGCCGCGGATATGATTGAACGTGTGATGACACCATTGGATTTTCGTGTTCTCAGCCATTGTTTTTCCTTCGCTTTCGGTCGTGTTCTCGCCGGCATTCGCGGCACTGCCGACAGCCGTTCTTCTTGATGATCGTGTTCGCTTTCGTGAACCGATGACCCCTGATGCAATGCGTCTGCTTCACCTTCGGACAATCTCGATGCGAGTGGCATTTCGAGCAAACGACTTGAACCGTCAGGTGGTGTTTCGCGGCATATCCTTTGTGATGATCGTATTCGTGCCGGCGATCACTCCCTAAATGTCCGCAGTCTGCACAATGGATCGTGTTTGGATCAGGCAGTCGCCCGTTCTTCACTTCAAGATTGACGCGGTATCTCGCTTGGATTTTATCTCCATCGCGAGGCGGTGCTGGCGTCGGTCCTGGTCTCCCGGTGATCTTGTTTACTCCGTAGGGCATGAAACGGCTCCTTCCCCCTGACTCATTGCCCACTCCCGCCAGCGGTCGTTATCACGCAGCACGTCGTCAGGCGGCTGCGCATCGTGCGTCTTATACTGCAGCATCTTCAGCCACTCGCCGACCCGGCGACGGGTCTTCGCATCTACCCGGTCGATGTGCAGGCTGGTGTATCCATCGAGAACGCCGACAATCACCGCCTCGTCCGCGGCCGGCACATCGTCAAGCTGATCCAGTGCATCCCATTCGCCGGCGACTGACCGCACAAACCGCAGGTACTTCGGCGTGCGGCTCAGCAGCAGCGGCGGTCCGAACTCCGGGAAGTCAAGCACCACGCGGTTTTGATAGCGGTCGCAGATCATGGTTTGTCCGTGACATCAGAGTAAATGCGTACGGACTCCACGGTGAAGTCGCGAACCACCGCCACGGACAGGGAGTCGCCGACCAAGCGTTTAAACTGGTTGATAAACAGGTGCCCGGTTTTCAGGTTAATAATCGCCTGGTTCCCATTCCAACCCGGCATCGCCAGGATCAGGTCGCCACGGCCAGCAGATCCTCGTTTTCCGGGTCGCCCTGAGTGCCGCATGCCACTACGCGAAAGACGCCGTCCAGCACGGTACTGCCGATCGCGTATCGCTTCGCCTCAGGCTTTTTTACAACGTCCACAATCACGATTCTCTCCTTTGAAACCCCCGATCAGAAAATCCGATCAATCAATTGCAGCAGGTACGCCCGGTCGACGCGGCCGTCGTCTTTCTTTTTCAGGGCATCAATGATCTCCTGAAAATACGCTGCGTCCACGCCGGTCATCTGATCCTCCAGCACCGTCATGTCGCACAGGTCCAGGTCATTCAGGTGCATGGCCATCTTGACGAACTGACCGGCGTTGATGGTCCAGCCCCGCTGGATAAACTTCCGCGTGCGAATGATCGAGCAAAGCGGATATCTCGAACCGACGTAGCGAAGCTCGCGGGCCAGCAGGGCTTCCAGTGCCTTGGGCCTCAGTTCCAGGCGACCGTCCCAGCTTGACCAGTAGCAGGTGCAATGCACGAAATCGTAATTCTCGTGAATCGCGTCCGGCTCGCCGTAGAACCGGGTCACAAGCTGAATCCCGTCGCTCAGGGTGATCGCGTTCGACGTCAGGAAGATCGGCCGAAACTTTTCCTTTTTCTTTTCTTCCTGCTCATCGGGCGGCGGCACCAGAGCGGCGGCGCATGCCTCGACGTATTCTGACGCCGAGGTCGACTCGGGGTCAGGATTGCATTCAAAGTACTGGTACGTGTCCGGCGTCGTCTCGCTCGCCACGCCCGCGGATTTGACTACGATCTTCACGCGAAAATCCGTGTCGATCAGGCCGTTCTCCCACGGCTGATCCAGCGGCTTCCCGTTGCCGTCAGCCAGGTAGATCGAAAACTCGCGGCCCGGATGGCCCTGAAATTTCGCCGGCGGGTTCTCTTTAAATTTCTTGACGTAGTATCCGGCGACCGCGACCGTGGTCTTCCAGTCCCGAAAGTACAGGTCGAAGTCATTCACCTTCTCGCCGAGCAGCATACTGGCAATCGCCCCGCCCGTGATGATCGTGTTCTCCGCGGCCAGCTTGCGGACCGCCTCGTCGGTGATCGTCTTTAGCCAGGCATCTAGCTTGTGCCGGCACACGCTTTTGATCGTTTTCGCCTTCATCGGGACGCCTTTCAGAATGGGGAATCGCAGCAAAACTCAGGCACACTATGATCGGCCGCGACGATTTTGTCAACGGAGAGTTGATCTGCAGCCCCTGACGATCTCACGAATGGCTTTCATTAGTTTGATCGAGTCATCAACAGATATTTCTCCGCGATCAACTCCCGGAGAACTTCGGAACCAGATTCCGCTATGATGATCCGCTTTAATGCTTCCAGAAATCAGCACGCTGCGAGGGTCAATCAAAAGCCGAGCCATAGCGGCGTCATGCTGCTGGCAAGTCATGTCGATATGCAGCGTCCAGCTATTTGTGAGGAATACATTTCCCCATGAATCGCGTCCAGACGACCGGACAACAGCAATCGATTCAGTACACATTTTGTCGCTTAGTTCGCTCACCATTTGACCTGCCAGATGTGCGTCGGGAACCACCCGCCGTCAGCCCGGTCGAACAGCCTCACCAGATCAGGCACGGTGTCGCGGACCCATTCCGCCAGAGGCACCACGCCGCAGTTACAGTCAAATACCAGGTCATCTCCCTCATCCTTCCAGGAGACGATGTAGTGGGTCATCCGATATCCCCACGCCGGCGACGCACCGGGCTGCGTCCAGGGGCCGGTCCATTGCACCCGCACGATCGCCGGCTGATCGGCAAACATCGCCGGCACGGCCCCGCTGCCGGGCGGGCAGCGGATCAGCACGTTCGGCACGTTCAGGGCATTTAACGCCTGCTGCATCATCGTTGGGTTCGTGAACCGCTTCTCCTCAAACCCAGGGATCACCCCGCGGACGTGATCGATGTGCCGCTGCAAGGCAAACGCCAGGGAGTGCGGACCGCAGTTCGCCCCCCAGGCGTCGTAAGCCGTAAGTGAGGCCTGGCGGTCAAACGGGCAGGTCAGGCTTACCATCGATCCGCTTCCTCTCTTGATCAGCGACGGGCCGCAGGCGGGTCACCATTGGTCCGTCAAACGCGACGCCGGGTTCGATCACGCCCTTCGCGTTCATCAGCATGGTCTCCGGGACGTCGCACTCCTGGTACGCCCCGTGGCACCGTACAATGAAACGAAACTTGCGAAACAGCGGGTCGTAATCGCACCGGACAAAATCCACGGGCCGATGGCATACCGCGCACCACGGCTTGACGTTGCAGTTCTCAGCGAGCGAATGCTTGTCGCTCATTTTTCTACCTGATCGTTCATCTTTACGACTTCCATAGGCACGCCAGCCTGCTGCGCAGCCCTGTTCAAAACCAGATTAAATACATTGTGCAGCAACCAGGACAACCCGGTCGCGTGGTCTTCCGTAATTTCCGGCTGTACCTTTCGCCATGTTTCGGTCGTCATCATAATCGCGATGACCAGCAGTGCCTGGACGGTTCGTTCAGGGGAATTTTCCCAGTCTGGAGTAAATACCTTCTCCGATATCTCGTTTGCCAGTTCCATGATTCGTTCTTGTTCCGTCATCGGCTCGCCTTTCAAACAGGGATATCCATCTGGTGCAGGCACCGCTCTCGCAGTACGATCAGCTTCTGCCCGCTGCGGGTGACGCCCACATAAGCGACACGCCGCTCTTCGTTCGCCGTCTCCTCAAATTCCATCGACCGGGTGCATTGCCGGCTGGTGGTCGTCAGCAGCACCACGTTCGGGGCTTCCGCCCCCTTCACGCTGTGGATCGTGCCGGCCTGGACCTGAATATCCAGCACCGCCTCGTGACCCCACCGCTGCCACGCCTCGCGAAACTCCTGGCCGTTATCCACCAGGGACGCCCACTCGCCGCGGCGGATCAGATCGCACAACAGCGGCGTCGCCCCCCACTCGACCAAATGCTCGGTGTCGGTCAGGTCATCGCTCGCTCGCTCTTGCCGCTTCCATTCGGCCTTGGCCCCGTGGATCAGCAATTCGCCCTGCTCAATCTTCGACGGCAGGTACTTCAGCGCCGCGGTCCACTCGCCGGCGCTCATTACCTTGTCGCTCTCCAGGCTGATCAGGCCCAAAAGCGCGGACCGCTTCGTCGGTGCGGCCCAGCGGCCCCCCATACCGCGGGTCGGCACCCAGGGGACGCCCGCGGCGTCGAGCTTCCGCACCATGCGTTTGACGTGGGCATTGGACCGGGCGATGACCAGCCACGGCTCGCGGGGATCAACCTCGTTGGCCCAGCCCCCGTCGAATAGCTCGACCGCGACTTCGCCTTCCTCGTCCCGCGGCAAGATCTCGCGGTCCCAATAGTCGGTGCAATCCTTCAGGATGGTTTCCCCAAGCTGCTGGATCACCCGCGGGCAGCGGAACGACTGCCGCAGCACCCGCTCTTTGCCTTCGCTGATCGGCCACGACATCATGTGTCGGGAACTGCTCCCCCCGAACGAGTAAATCGACTGAAAGGGATCACCGGCGACATACACAACGTCGGCTGACTCAGCCAGCCGCCGCGCGCAGCGATCGAGGAGCGCCGAGGCGTCCTGCCATTCGTCGAAGAACCACAGCCTGAGGTCGGGGGCTTCCCCTTCGCACCGGGCGGTCAGGTCGTGACCGCCGATGGCAAACCGGACGCCGGAAAACCGTCCCAGCAAGTCGGAGAAATCAACCCGGCCGTCCAGCCGCTTCATCTGCTCGTAAGTCTCGACGGTATGCAGCGTCAAATCCCAGTCCGGCAGAAACTCGTTGATGGCGGTCGCCGCGGCCCAGGTCTGTTCGAGCGGCTCCAGCTTGGCACGGGCGACGTCCCACAGGGCCAGGGCGTTGGCCTCGTCGCTGGCCGCTTCCCGCACGGCGTTCGGCTCCTCGTCGCCTTCTCCCACCTCGGCCGCGTCCTGGGAAATGCCCAGGGCGTCGGCGATCCACTTCCGGGATTCTTTGTCATCCGTCAGCAGGGCCTTGCCGGCCGCAAGCTGCTTGTACGCGATCGAGTGAACCGTGCGAAACCATCCGTTGTTTTCCAGTTGCGACTTGGGCTCGCCGGAAATCATCGCGGCCCGTTCCGCGGCCTCAGAGCGGGCCGCGCGGGTGAAGGAGCAGTATCCGACCTGGTACGGATTGACGGACCGCTCCTCGATCCACTTCCCCAGGATGCCGAGGCGACCGGAGCGGTCGCCGATCATGTGCGACGTCTTGCCGACGCCGGCCCCGCCAATGATGCGGCAGATGGTCGTCATCAGTTACTCCTTCCCGACAAGCCGTCCAGGTTGCGGTCCAGCCGTTCAAACGCGGGGCGGTGGTCTTTTCCGGGAGCCATCGGCTCGTCTGACAGCAGGCGGTCCACCGTTCTGCAATCCTTCCCGTCCGCGACCCACACCAGGGCGTTGACGACGCCCATGATCAACGTCTTCTGGATCTCCGTCAGGCCCGGCGTCAGCATGCGCCGAGCCAGCTTCTTGCGGGCATCCTCGATCTGAGCGGGGGACTTCATGGCTGGCTCCTGGTGAAACAAAAAACCTCGCGGCCGGCCCGGCAAAGGGAGATCGGCCGCGAGGCTGAAATCGGCGCGGGATGGACCGCACCGGATCATGTTCACGTTGGGCCTTTGCCGGGCACGGGGGCATCATGCCGTGGCCGGGGAGCCGCGTCAAGCCCAAGGCGCCCCCGTCAGGGGCGGCGGTAATGCGGTAGTTTCAAACTACCGCCCCCGTCAGCCCGTTCGCCGTTTCCCGAAGTTTCCCGAAGTTGCCCGAAGTTTCCCGATGTCGTCGGTTGTCGTCGGTTGTCGTCGGTTGTCGCTCAGCGTTTTGAACGCCTTGCTATCGTTCCCTGGGAACGACGGGAACGAATAGATCGGTCCCCTGGGGACCGCGGGGACCGCCCTGAGCCGGTCAGCTTCAGCCGCCACGCCTTTTGTGGCAAAACCACGCAATTTGTGGCGCGCCCCGTCAGGCGTCGCCGGCCGCTTCCTGAACCCGTCAGCCAGGCTTCGGCCAATACTCAAACGCGCAAACCGCGCGCAAACGCCTTTTTTAGACCCGTTTGCGCTGGTTATCATCGCTCAGGATCAAGACTTACGTCGAGCGCGCAAACGCGCAAACGCAAACGCCAATTTTCACAATTCTCGTCTCGCCCCAAAAACCGGTTTGCGCGTTTGCGCACTGTATAGAACTCACGACCCCGTAAAGACTTCGGCGCGCAAACGACCCCAAAACAGGCGTTTGCGCGCGGCCCAAAGCGGCTTGCGCGTTTGCGCGCCGGATGGTAATCCGGGAAGGATGGGAAAAAGAAAATCCGCCCGGCTGTGTGACCGGGCGGCAATCAGGCTGGTGGGTGACCGATTCCTGCGTCGCCTGACGCACCAGGATCGCGTCAGGCGGTGGCCAGGGCGGTGGTCGCCGTATCGGGCGGGAGTTCGGCCAGCTTCTCAATACGGGCCAAATGATCGGGGTTCAGGATCGTGTAGCGGAGCCGGCCTGACCCGCTCGGCGGGTGAAGCCTGGAATCCTTCGGGGTGATCCCGATCGTACGGCTCAGGATCTGGAGTTCCGCCGTGGTCACCTTTCGAAGCGTCAGTTCCTCTTCCCACATCTTGGTCCAACGGACCCAAATCGTCCCGTCCGGCTGCTGGACCGGGACGCCGCGGTGATCCGGCTTCTCGGCCTTTCGTGCCTTCTGGAGCTTCTCGGTCAGCATCTCGATCAGCATGGTCTGCCGCTTCCACTCAGCGCTGACCTGTTCCAGCTTGGCCCGGTCCAGCAATTTGGCCTTCAGGCCGCGGGTCGGTTCGATCTCATCCTTCTTCGACCCCTTCGAACCGTTCCAGAGCGCCTGCCAGGCCCCCGGCCGGTCGTCGACGATGATTGTCTTCGTTGATTCGAAGATCGCCTGAGCCACGGCCCCGGCGTCGCGGTACTGCGCCGCGGTCAGCCGAATCTGTTTGTCTTCCCCCAACAACTGATCCCAGGCCGGCACCCGCAAATAATACCAGGGTGGTTCGCCGAGCAGGACCGTCAGTTCCCAGGTGCCGGGGTGCCATTCGCCCTCACGCCACTCCAGCCCGTGCATCGCCAGGTTCGGGCCTGACGCCTCGCGAACTGCCGACGTCTCGCGTTCGATGAACTGGCGGGCTGAGTCAACCGCCGTCTGAACTTCCGAATCATCCAGCGGCGGCACGCACTTGGCCCGGTTCCACGCCCACATCTGCTGGTAGATTTGCGATTGCGTGCCGGGGTCGTGGAATGACTTCGGGCCGCGGACTGTCGAATACAGCCGCCACATGTGGCAGGCTTCTTTGTAGATCGTGTCGTTGCGGCCGTCCGTCGTCTGAACGATCTGGTCCTGGTTGTACAGCTTCAGCCGGTCCGACTTCGGCCGCGGGGCCAGCGGCATGTTTTCGCCAAACAGGTTCCACAGCCTGGCGACCATATCATCCGTGATCTCGCCCAACTCCGCTTCATCAGGGCTGATCAACCATTTGTATTGCAGGTCGCCGCGGTGCGACGGCGGGAAGACGGACTGCTGACCCTTCGCCCCATAGCCGGTCAGCACGTCCAGGGAGCCGATCTTAAACCGGGCCTTGTCAGGGTTCGGCAGGTCGGGACGCCACTTGAACAGCCGGTGCTTGCCGCGGCGGGACTGGTACGTCGGCACGACCGGGGGCTTGCCGTCAAACAGCCTCAGGTACGTCTGGTCGGCTTCTTCTGAATCGCAGTCAAAATCGATCAGGCCCGACACCTCGCCCATCACGACGCCCAGGTTCGACGTCGGCCAGCGGCTCCACCAACTGAGGATCATCTCCTCGTCGGTCGTGGCCTTGGTTTCCCATTCGGACAGCCGGGGGTGTTTGCCGGCCGAGCCTTCGTGGCCGGGCTCGCGGGCGTTCGAGCATTCGCAATTGCCGTTCTTATGCGTCCCGTACAGCGGGACGACTCGCCAGCCGCGGGCGGCGTAGTCCAGGGCGGATCGTAGCACGGCGTCGTCAATCACAGCGGCCATTATCGGCTCCACGATCGGGGGTTCGTGAAAACCGGCGGCGCGGCCTCCGTGCCACGCCGCCCTGCCTCAAACAGACTAGGTCGCTTCGCCGATATCGGCTGACGAAGAGGCCCGATCCGCGGCCTTCTCGATCTGACCGCCAATCACGCGGGCGTAATTGAGAACCACCTTCGCCTGCTCAGGCGGTAAGGCAGCGACGAACTCAGGCACGATCTTTGAGAACTTGATGCCGTCGTCGCTCTTGTCGGCCGCGAGCGAGAACCGGCACACCGCCCCGGAAAACCGGACCGGAAGCCGCGTCTGGAACTGCAGCATATCCTTCAGCGATGACGGCGGGCACTTGATCACCCAGGGCATGATCTCGCCGGGCACCAGGATGGCCAGCATCTTGTTCTCCCGGCACGCCTGACCCTTCCGCGGCTTGCCGTCCGGCCCCTTCGCGGTGCCAAACTGAGCCATCGGGCACTTGGCGCATTCCCCGCCCGGCCCCGGCGTCTTCGACTGGGCATTAGGGACACCCGTCTCCATGTCAGCCGAACTGCAGTCAGGCGGGTTCGACGACGGATTCGGGTCAAGCCACAACGCCCGCCGCCGGCTGATCCCGACCACGATCCCCTCGATCGACTTCATGGATTGCGCCCCGTTGACGGTCGGCACTTCCCAGGATGTGATGCCGCCCGAAGGCACCTTAACGATCGTGAGGTCGAAAGAACTGATCGCCTGGCCGGCGAGGTTCTCTTTGAAGATCTCGACCGCTTCCTCGCCGTTGGCGATGATCGGGTACTGCTCGGCGGCAGTGGTAATCATCGGATACTTGCTGACGCCGTTGTTGGTCGTCGTCAGCCCGGTCGATCCGCCCGCCGGTGCAGCGGGGGCCGGTGTTGCAGCAGATTCTTTCGCCATGATCCTTGTCCTTTGAACTGAGAACTGAGAACAGAAACAGAAAACCAGGCACGCTGCCTGGTGAAAACCTGACGTTAGCGCCGCGTGGCGTTGATCACATCTTTCGAGCCGATATTCAGAAGCGGGGCGAGCCGGTCCAGCCGCTCGCGGGCCTGATTCGCTTGCTCGACCATTTCCGGCGGGACCGTGACTCCCTGCTCGACCTGCTTGTCAACCTGGTCCCGCAGGGTCATCTGCTCGACGACCCAAGCCTTCAGCGTCGACGGCGAGTACCCGTCCCGCACCATCTGGCCGAGACCGATCTCCTGCATCACGTCGCAGATCGTCTGCGTTTCGATGCCTTTGCCTTTGCTGACGTAGCGGTTCGTTTTGATGAACACGGTCAGCTTGTCGCAGCGGATGCTGTGCGCCCCGGCCGCGGCAAAGTCTTCCAGGATATTCGGCTGCATTGCCGCAATGCGGAACTTCGTTTCTTTGAGCCGGTCTTCGAGTGACCGCCGTTCTTCTTCCAGGGCGACGTACCGCTTCAGGCGGTCGGCGGCGGTGCCGCTCAGGTCATCCAGGGTCGCATCGGCTTCCGGGGCTTCGCTGGGAAGCGGGCCGTACCAATCGCCGCTGTGGGATTCGATGGCGTCATCGGCCAGATCGTCTTCGTCCACGTAGCGGGTGCCAATCCCGTCCTCGCCGTGGAACACCCACCAACCAGGTCCGCTGGGATACTTCAGCGGCCGGGGGCCGCGGCGGTTTTCCGTGACCGCCTGCTGTAACTGATCGTCTAGCGTCGTCGTCATCGCGCACTCGCCTTTCTCAGAGGAACATCAAACAGTGACCGGCACCTTGCCGGCAATTGACTCGTGATCGTCCGCGGACCGATCTGGTCTAACATCAGCCATCGCCCTGACCGGGGGTCGACCAGAGCGGTCGATCACACTACCCGGCTGCGACGGATTCGTCAACTCGGCCTCTGACCAGCCTGCATTTTGAGGTATGCGAAGACGCTGTCCACAACCTCTTGGCGTTGGCCGAGCGTTCCGTACACCGCCCGGTCGATCGTGTTCTCAGCCACGATGCGGTAAAAGTGGCATGTCCGGCTTTGGCCCGGCCGGTGAATTCTCTTTAAACTTTGTTCCATCAACGCCCCGTTAAAGCAGGGCGAATAATAGATGCCGTAACAGGCCCGCGTCAGGTCGATGCCGACGCCGCCCGACTGCAGTTGCACCCCCATCAGGTCTACCCAGTCCGGCATTTTCGAATGCTCGGTCAGGTCCGTGCGATCGCCTGAGATTTCTCCGTACCGCCGTCCAAATCGTTCCGCGACCCGCCGCGCGACGGCCAGGTCGTGCTTGTACCAGGAGAACACCACGACCGGGTCGCCGGGGGCGATGTCCTCCAGCAGGCCCATCAGCATGTTCTCTTTGGCGTCATCGACGTCCTGGATCACCTCGTCTTCCGTCTTCACGAACCCGGAGCAGATCTGCTGCAGCCGGATGATTTTCACCAGGGCGTTCGCCGCGGTCACCACGCCGGCCTCGACCTCGGTGATCAACTCGCGTTCCATCTCGTCGTACAGCCGCTGGGCTTTCTGGCTGAGTTCGCAGGTAATCGTGGTGTCGGTGTATTCGGGCAGTTCCGGCCCGCCCAGCCCGTCGTCGTAAAAACTGATCGATGAAAACTTCTCGTTGAATTCTTCCTCGTTCAACCAGTCCTGGACCTTACCGGGAAACAGGGCGTGCATCTTGGCGAACCGCGTGCGGAATTCGACATAGTTCATCCCGAAGACGCGAGGGTCCAGAAAGCGGAACTGACTAAAGGCGTCGAGCTTCGAATGCGGCAGCGGGGTGCCGCTCAGCCCCAGCTTGCGTTTGCCGACGAAGCCCAGCTTTCCGAACATCTTACCCGTCGCCCCGGTGGGGTCTTTCGCCCGGTGAATCTCGTCGGCGATAATCAAATCCCACAATCGCTTCAGCATGAAGTTCTGGAAGTCAGGGCGAATCGCGGTTTCGTAATTGACCACGATCGCGACCGGCTGGCCCATCGCCTGGCCCATGATCAAAGCGTCGGTCGCCCGGCGAATCTTCGCCTTGGTATCGTCGGATTTCTTGTTCAGCACGACGACGTTGGTTTTGATCGACGAGTGGTACTCAAACTCGCGGGGCCAGACGCCCATCGCCGTGGCCGGCACAATGATCAGGATGGACCGGGCCTGCATCGCCTCGGCAACCTTGATGGCGACCAGGCTCTTGCCGCGGCCCATCTTCAGCGGCAACAAGCAGCCGCGGTGCTGCATCGCAAACTCAAACGCTTTTACCTGGTGCGGCCACGGTTTTGTTTTCCCGGTCATCGCTTCTCCTGGCGTCCAGCGGTGCGAATCGGCGTGACGGTCACGGGGGCGGGAACGTACTCGCTGACCACCAGCGGCGAGGTCCGCTCGCGGTTCAGCACGACGACGCCGTTTTCGTCGGTGATGTGACGCCTGAGGAACCCCGTAGCGGTATCCACCGCCAGCACGTGAGCGTGCGTCCGGCCGTCGGCGTCGATCACATCCGCCGCCGAATGGACCGCCTCAAACGGCGGGTGAAACTTCTGCAGGTCATCGTCCAGGACGCCCCAATGGTAGCGGGCCATATCAGTTTCCTTCGTGAGCCGTTTGGGATGTGATGTAATCGTGCAGCAGGTTGTTGATCTTGATATACAGGTCGTGCGCGTCTTGACTGGACTGATCGCTGGTTTTGTGCGGCAGCTTCGCGCGAACGAGATGAGTCTCCAAGCGAGCAATCGCGGCCAGGATCAGCCCCTCGATGATCGCCTGACTGGTGTACCCGAGTTGCCGCGGCAACCCGCAGATTACCTGGTTGAATAGCTCCGCAACCTGCGTTTCGGATTTGAAATCGATGTTGGATAGGCCGACCAGAATGTCGGTGACGTGAATGGGGATGGCGTCAGGGGGGATCTGCGGTTCATCCATCGCGGTCTGCTTTCTAACGGGGGAATAGAGACGGGGGAAGGGCAGGGGGCTGGACTCGAACCAGCATCGCGGCATTTGAGACCCGCAGCCTACCGTTGGCAGACCCCCGCCATCGGCCGCGACCTGAGATTCCCCCTTCAGGCCGCGGCCCGCGTTGCGGCTCACGGGGAGCCGGCGAACACGTTCTCTTCGCTCGCGCCGAGCATGCTGATCAGCCGCGCGCGGAGCAGTTCGATGGCGTCACACTGAGCCAGGTCCAACTGACCGGGGAACGGCCGGACGATGATCTTCTCCTGCTCGGTATCGACCACCACCGAGCATTCGACGGTCACCTCGCCCGGCATCTGCTCACTGAGCGACGGGAACGGCTCGAAGGAGATCGACAGTTCGGGCGGGATGTCGCCGGCCGCGTTCACCTCGGACGACCGCTCACGGGCCAGCGTCGACCTGACCGTGCCGACCACCGCATCCGTCTTTGAGGTTTGCTCGAAGTGCAGCTTCGAGATCACCGACTCAAAATTCTCCGGGGCGATCCCTGCGGCTCGCAGGTCGTGCCGCAGGGCCAGCACCAGCCCCTTCTGATCACTCGGCAGCTTCGCCAAGGTTTCAAAGATCGGCGACGGCTTGAGCGGCAGCACCAATCGGTTCTGACGATCTCCGTAGTCTTCCGAGACGCTGCCGTCGTCCAGGATCACCACGACCTGCGTCAGGCTGATCCAGACGCTGGCCGAGGGGGAATCCTGAGTGTACCGCGAATAAGCGCCGACCAGGCTTTGCAGCGTGGTCAGGGTGTGCGCTCGCGGCTTCAGGTTCAGGTCGAACTTCTCTACCGCACCGAGCTTCGGGTTCCAGACGTACGCCGTCGATGGATCGTGCGGGTCGAGCGGCAGTCGCTCCGGGGTCATCCCGGAGACCGCCATTTGGGTCAATTCTTGCAACGCATCTTGGAGCATGGTTCTTTGCTTTCAAACGGGGAACGGGGAATTGAAAAATGAAATCGTGATCCTGAGCAGTTCAGGAACGGTTCGGCGGCGTTGGCGGCGGCGGTGAATCATCCTGGTGGAAGCCCATCGTCCGCTGGTTCGGGTTATCCGGGGCTTCCGGCTGGAACGCCAGCCCGCCGTCAGCCGGCCGCATGGCGACCACCACGGACTGCGACGGCATACTCTTCTTGAGATCGAACGTCACATCGACCCGCGCCAGGTCGCGTCCGTCAATCATCGGCTTCAGGGAGATCTTCAAATTGACGTCGCGGGCCGTGGTCAGGGCCGGCCGCGATTCGCAGTCCAGGTAGCACTGGTGAATCGCCTTGTTGATGGCGATCGCCAGTTCGCCGTAATCGATCTGGTCGATCTCCTCGATCTTGAACAGCCGCAGGTTGGGGTCAGTCATGGCTTCTCCGGAAAAGAACGAGACGGCGGAACGGCCGGCCCCCGAACGATCGGGATCGATGTATCAGCCGTGACGCCCAGCTTCACTTTGCCCGCCGAGACGGACAATACCTTCACGCGCGTTTCGCCGATCAGAATCTCTTCGTCGATCTTCCTGGTCAACACCAACATGTTCGCGTCTCCAATCAAGGCCTCCGTGCCGCTGCGAAATGCGAGCGGTCGCGGATGGTAAGGGGACGCGACAAATTTGTCAATCAGGCTTTTGCGGATTTGCGGGGCGGGGCTGACTCAGGCCGGGCGAAAAGGGACTCGACGGTCACGTTCAACGCGTTGGAGACGTTGATGATCAGCGAGGCCGATGGGTCCGAATGACCGTACACGATCCGCTGCAGGCTGCGATAACACAGGCCCGTGGTCTTCGCGAGCGAGCGGGCTGACAGCCCGCGTTCCTCAAACAGGCGGCGCAGGTTGCCGGCCAGGGTCTCGCGGACTTCGTCGCGGGTCATCGGGCGGAATTCGGGGGGCTTGGTCTTCATGCCGGAAATCCTAATTCGCCGCGACGGATTCGTCAACCAGAATCAGCCAACAGCGGCGTTGACAAATTAGTCGCACAGCCGCTACCGTGGGCCTTTCTGAAAATTGTGGGTGTTTCGGTGATCCGCCCGGCCTGACGCCGCGTTATCACCGGCACGCCGACCGCGGGGGCCGGCGACACCAACCAGGAGCGACCATGAACCAGTTACAGCGAAGCAGCGAGGCACGCCAGCGGCACGAATCGGTGCGGGAAATCGCCACGATCTTGTCCAAGCTGCTGCCGGAACAGACGATGGCCGATCTGATGAACTGCCTTTTATGCTGCAATTACGAAGAAGCGTTAAGCGACGCCGAGGCGGAAACTGGGTCGCGGTTGTTCGATTTGCTGACGGAGATGCGGCCTGACGCGGTGTCGGTCGCGGTGCGAGGGTAGCGGTTAAGAAAGGACCGAATCATGGGTTTGGCGATCACGGCGTACAGCGGGCTGGCAAAGCGTTCCTCGGCTCACGAAGAAGCGAGCGGCGACCCGCGGGTCGAGTTTTACATCAACGAGGATTTCCCTGACCGGAACCTGCCGATCGAGGAAGGTGAAAAGTACGGGTTCGACGACCGCTACGATTTCCACGTCGGTCCGTATTCTTACTACAACCAGTTTCGCGAGGCGGTGGCGAAGCTGGCGGGATACCCGGCGGTGCCGTCTGACCGGCACGGGGTCGTCGAGCAGCGTCACGACGTCGGTGCCTGGGCCGCGCAAGAGGGGCCGCTGTGGGAACTGATCAACTTCTCGGACTGCAGCGGGGTCATCGGCAGCGTGGCGGCGGCGAAGCTGATCCAGGATTTTGACCGGCTGGCCGACCGCGTCGGCGAACTGAACGACGAAGATTACCAGCACCTGTTCGGGGAGTTCCGAACGGCATTTCAGATGGCGGCGAACGGCGGGGCGGTGGTCTTTCACTGAGGAGCCAAGGATGACTCGCAAGCGTAAGCAGCAGAAGCGAAAGCATTATCGGGTGACGCCGCAACACGCCAAGCTGGCGATCGGGGCGAGGTGTGATCACCCCCGCCCTGAGTGCGGGGCCGGCATGTACCTGATGCCTTCGCGGTACGGGCTGTTCTACGGGTGCCAGAATTATCCGAAATGCCGCGGTTCGCACGGGGCGCACCAGCACACCGGCCAGCCCCTGGGCGTCCCGGCTAACGCCGCGACGAAGCAGCTACGGATCAGGCTGCACGAGGTGTTCGATCCGTTGTGGAAGACGGGCGGGATGACCCGCAACGACGCTTACGCCAGCCTGGCTCGGCTGCTGGGCATCTCACGGGCGAAGTGCCACATCGGCATGTTCAGCGAGGCCCAGTGCCGCCTCGCACTTCATTTGTTGCAAAGGAAACCAGGCGATGTTGGAACGGGATCGGGAGTACTCCTGGAGAACGGAATGGATGGGCTGGGCGATCCGGTATCAGCGGCGTCCGGCCAGCAATCTGTGGGGCCGCTTCGGCGGTGGATGGCAGTGGAAGGTGGGGATTGATGTCGGCGGTCAGTCCGTGATCTTCAACCTGCTGGTTGCGACACTGCGGATTGATCCGGCGAAGACCCCCGGCCCGGTCGGGCGGCACCTGGCTCAGCTACGGCAAGAATGGGGGATCGAATGAAAGCGACAAGACCACATTTGGAGTTTGCCGGCCTCCAGGACGAGGCCCTGATCCTGGCGCTCTTGCCCGGCGTCCATAGCAAGATCACCGAGCAGTTTGCCCTGATCCGCAACGGCGGGCTTCCGTTTTATCACCGCCGCGGGGTCGACCCGCACATGATCGGGCTGGTGCATCGGGCCGAAAACGTGCTGAACCGGTTGCGGAATCAGGGCCGCGTCGAATGTCACGAGAGGTTGACCGCCACAGGCAGGTGCTGCCGGCGGGAATGGAAGCGAACCGAAACGACTGCAGGTCAGGCCCAACAGGAAAAGGAGGGGACATGATCTGGTTAAGACATTGGGATGACAACGGGCAATATTGCCTGACCGGCCAGGACGGCGTTTTTCAGATTTTGAGCCACACGCGGTACGGGCCGACGCCTTGCGATTTCATAAACACCGTGGCGTGCGATCAGAACCTGGCGAATTACTACCTTGATTACGGCGAGATCGCGGCTGGCCTGAAGCGGCTGGCCGCGGCGGAAGCGGCGAAAGCGACGGAAGCGGCGAAAGCGACGGAAGCGGCGAAAGCGGATTATGGAAAACCGCCTTGGTGGAAGCGGGTTTTTTTGTTTTTGAGTGAACTGTAAAGGAGAAACCAATGATCCTGGTGTTTGAACTGACGATGGCCAACTGCCCGTCCTGGAACGGGCGTTGGTCAGGTGAGGACCGCGGGCATTACCTGTTCAAGAACTTCATGGGGGCCAAAGGCGGCATGCGGGCGGCGAAGCTGATCGCCGATGGGCCGTACCGATACCAGTGGGACGACGGCTGGGCCGCGCTGATCAGCGTTCGCGAAGTGGACGCCGATGAGGCCCGCCGCCTGAGGAGCCGCAACGCGGGCTTCTGCGGGTACGACTGGATGGTCGAGACGATCGTGCTGTACGGCCAGCCGCTGGCCGCTCACCAGATCAAACCGTTTGTGGAACAGCGGCGGCTGCAACTTTTGGAGAACAAAAATGTCAGAAGCTAAGATCAGGTCGTTTCAGTGTGCCTGCGATGCAGAGTTGCCGTATCCTAAACCAGGGGCGTTTCGGAATTGCGACAATTGTGGCCGCAGGTATCGGCACGAATGCCAAGTCCGCGAGGGGGTCACCTGGGGTCGCATCGTGGAGGCCCGCGGCCCGTGGGGAATTCCTGATGGCTGGAACAATATCAGCACCGCCCCGCACAAGAAGTTCTTGTTGCTGCTGTGCGAGTCGCAGACGGTCAACCTGCCGTTCGTGGTGCTGACCGGAAAGCTGGACCCGGATTATCGTCCGTTTTGGGTAGACGAGCGGGGCGACGGCCTGAGCGACGGCGGGTACAAGCCGATTGCGTATCGCTACCTGTCAGACCTGAACGTCCCGCAAAGCCGGATAGAAAGGACCGCCAAGTGATCACTCAAGAAACCGCCGGCCGCATTTGGAACTGCTATCGAGAGATTGCAGTTGGCGAAAAGCTGCTGGAAGATATGACCGAATCAGAGCGCGAGTACGACCAGGACGTGAGGCGTTCGTCCCTGAAGGATGCGTTCGGTCATCGCCGGCATTTGACCCTGGGCGTCCCGTCCTCTGACTCATCAAGCCGGATTCTTGATGTCGCCCCGGCGCTTGCCAGATCCGTGATCAACGCCCACATCGCCAACAAGCGGGCCGAGCTTGCGGAAGCGAACGAGCAGGCACGGATTGAACTGGGGGCCAAATGACCTATCAACCACACCCGCTGCGTATCCAGCGGAAGCGAACACGGGGCTGGCGGATGCCTGACGGGGCGGTGTACGTCGGCCGGCCGAGTCGGTGGGGGAACCCATTTCGGCCAGCGGTGAACGACACGGTGGAGTACGCCGTAGCGGCGTTTCGGGCACTGCTAACATTCGATCATCAGTGGTTCCGGTCGCACGGCGGATACACAGATTACGCCGGGTTCATCATGTCCTATGTGCTTCTAGACGAGGATGACGTCTGGGAATTACTGGAGCCGCTTCGTGGCAAACAGCTTGCCTGCTGGTGCCCGCTGACCCGCCCGTGCCACGCCGACGTGTTGTGCGAACTGGCGAACCGGCCCCGTAAACCTAGACGCAGCAAACACCTGCGAAAAGCATAAAACCTGTTGGTTTTCGTGAACCGCGGGGCCGGGGCTGCGTTTTGCTGGTATAGGACGACAAAACCCCTGACCTGAAAGGCACAGCGATGATCACCGAAACCAAACGCCCCGCCGAGCAGCGATATCACAAGTGGGAAGACGCCGGCCTGGGGGCCGGACCCTACCGCTTCCTGGACGTCTTCAGCATCCCCTCGCCGCCTGACGCATCCGCGATCGGTGCGGTCGAAGCGTACAACGCCGCCCTGACCGACCTCGCTCACAAGCAGCGGTCCTTGGGCGTGACCGGGGGAAGCTGCCAGGTCTGCGGGATGCCGCTGACGCACAACTATGTGTTCCAAAACGCGGCCGGACAGCGGTTCGTAGTGGGCTGCGATTGTGCGGACCGGGCCGGCGAGATGACCAGCGCCGCCGAGCAGGCGTTCAAACGGTCCCAGGCCGCGAAGCAAGCCGCCGAGACTCGCGCCCGCTGGAACGCTCAGCTTGACGCCCTGGGTGCGGACGGGTTCGTCAGCCTGAACCAGGTGCGGTCAGACGCCCGCCGCCTCGCCCAAGCCGAATGGCAGCGGGCACAGGCTCAGATGGCGGTCGAGGCCGCTCAGCAAAACCTCTGGCTGATCCAAGCCCTGGACGGGATGAGCGGTTCCTTCGCCCCCGCGATGGTCGAACGGCTCAGCACCCATTACCTGAGCGAGCAGCACTTCACGCCGCGGCAGATCTCCGCGATGGCAAACATCTACGGCAAGCTGCATGGGCGGGCCGGCAGCAAAAAGTACAACGCCGCGGTCGATGAGTTCTACCAGAAGGCAGGAATCGAAGGCTGATCACCGGCACCACCTGACCCGAAAGGACCCACCAATGACGCACACGCACAGAGGCCACTGTCAGGCGTGCGGACGCCTGCAAGCCGTCACGAACGAACATCACGGCTTCCCCCCGCGACTCGCCAAGCACGGCTATAAGGTCGCCGGATTTGGATACTTTTTCGGCACCTGCCGCGGCAGCGGGCACCAGCCGATCGAGCGGGATCACAGCCTGCTGGAGCAGATCGCCGTCAGCCTGACGGAATACGCCGACAGCCACGACCGCCTCGCCGCCGACTTCGAGGCTGGGCGCCGGACGCCAGACACCGTCCCCACCGGCCGGTTTGTGTACGTCGATCGCAAAGCGACGCCTGAGCGGTGCCCCTGGGCCGAGGCCGATCAATACGCCCAGGTTCAGGAAGTCAAGCGAATGGTCTGGCAGTATCAGTCCCAGGCGAAGCAGGCCCGCCAGCACCGCCAGATGCTGCTCGAACTGAAGGATCAACTGAGCGGCAAGCCGCTCACGGCCAACCCCGACCTGACCAAGCCCGCCCCGCTGACGGTCGAGCGGGGGATGTCCTGGGTCGCCGGCAACCGGACCTTCCGGGTCGTACGCTGCGAAGGCCGGCACGTGATCGTGGTGGCCGATGAGCAGCCGGGCCGCAACTGGCGGATGAGCCTGCAGATGGTTCGCAACCGGCTCAAGCAGGCCGCTCAGGGCTGACTGCCGGTCCCCAGCGGGACGGCCGGCACCCGCACCGCTTTCCGCCCGGTGAACTTCTCCCACCGGGTGACGCTCAGGTCGACGTACTGCGGCGACAACTCACAGGCGAAACACCGCCGCCCTAACTGCTCGCAGGCGATCAGCGTGGTGCCTGACCCCAGGAACGGATCGTATACCGCGTCGTCTTTCCCCCCGTGATTTCGGATCGGGCGGGCCATGCATTCGACCGGCTTCTGCGTGGAGTGGATCGTCTTGCCGTCGTCCACGTTCCCCTGCGTCCGGTGCATGTTGGGGATGTCCCAAATCGTCGACTGCTTCCGGTCGCCGCACCATTTCGCGGACCCGCCCGGCCGCACGGCGTACCACAGCGGTTCGTGCTGCCAGTGGTAGTGGCCGCGGCTGATCACCAGCGACTTCTTCGCCCAAATCAACTGGCTCCGCGGCTCGAACCCCGCCGCCCGCAGGTGACTGACCACGTCGCCGGCGTACCGGCCGGCGTGCCACACGTACGCGACGTGGCCGGGGAATAGCTGGTACGTCGGCGTCCAGTCCACCTGGCCGTCGTTCTCAACCGTGCCTTCCGCCCGCGTCTGCCACTCCTTGTTCAGGCCGGCGTTCAACCGCCACTCGGGGTCATAGTCGACCCCGTACGGCGGGTCGGTCACCATCAGGAACGGGACCGCGTCGCCCAGGAGTTCCGTCACCACCGTGGCCCTGGTCGAGTCGCCACAAATAATCTTATGGTCCCCGCAAATCCAGATGTCGCCAAGCTGGGTGACCGGCTCGGCGGGCGGTTCCGGCACCTCATCCTCGATCGCCGCGGTCGGCTGACCGAACGACGCCCCCGCCTGACGGGCGAGGTCTTTCAGCATCTTGTGGACGGCCTCGTTGTCGAACGACACCTTCGGCAGGATCAGGTCGAGCTTCTCCGCGTCCGACTTCGCCAGCGCCGCCAGCGGGTCGAAGGTGGCCAGAACCTTCAGCGCTTCTTCGTCGCTCAGGTTGCACACCAGGCACGGCACCTCGGCGTCGCCTGACGTCTCGGCCCGCAGATGGCCGTCGACGATTTCGTACTGATCGTCCCCCACCGGCCGCACCAGCAGGGCGTCGACGAACCCGATCTCGTTCAGCACGCCCCGCAACGCCTGAGCCTGGTTCTCCGGGTGCTTCCGCCAGTTCTGCGGGTGCGGCCTCAGGCTGCTGGCCTTCAACCGAACGAGCTTCTCAATGCGATCTCGGATCATAAAGCACCGCTGCCTCGCTGGGGATGGGTCAGCGAGGCAGCGTATGGAACCGCAGGTCAGGCGTCAAGAGCCGGTGCCGCGGGCCGCGAGCATCGCGTCGGCCATCCCGTACCGAACCTGCCAGTACAACCGGAACCGCTCGGCTTGCGGCAGGCCGTTCCACCAATCGTCAAACTGCATCTTTATGGTGACGCCGCCCCCTTCGTCATCAGGGGCGAGGACGGCGAAGCTGTAGGCGTCCTTGATGGTCAGTCCCGCCGCGGACATGATCTCCACGCGCCCCGGCTGATCGACGTGGATCGCCGCGTAGTCCCGCAGGCTGATCGCCGGCCCGCAGCCGCAAACCGGCCCGCAGCAGTCTGGTGTGCCTTCCTTCGCCGCAGGCAGGCCGGCCGCGGGCGGGTCAGCGGGCACCGTCTCATTCTTGCGGGCCAGCAGCCGGAAGCGTTCGGCAAGGAACCACAGGCCCATGCCGCCCAGCCGGACCGATCTCTGTGCAATCGCGGTTACCTCGTATCGGCATCCCGTCTTCAGCGAATGTTT